ATAAAAAATTTACTACTATTGATGAAGAAAAATTAAATGAAATTGAAGCTCCTAGAGAATCTTATCAAAAAGATTCATTTTTAGAAACTGCTTTCATGATATGCACTAAGGAAGAATATGAATTATTGCATGATATATTTGTTAAATCAAAAACATTTGAAGAAGCAGCCAAAAAAAGAAAACTCACTAAACAACGAATCGAACAATTATATTCAGAAATTATGAATAAACTTAGAAAAAAATTATATATATCTGTTTTAAAGAAGACAAGCGAAAAATGGAATAAACAAGAAAAATTTGATATTACTATACCATCGGGATGGCATAGAAACAAACTTGAAAATTTATCTGATGAATGGTTTAAAGAAAAAATTACAAAATATGAATTTTATGATAGAATAGGTGAATCTTCTCGTAATCTAACTACAAAACAATTATTATCATGGAGAATGAAAGATAAACTAACAAAAAAAGAAAGAAAAGAAAAAATAGAAATATTGAAAGAAATAAATAAGAAAAAGGAGAAAAAAGATGAAAGACTTAAATACTCTCTATAGACCAAAAAAATGGGGAGATGTAAAAGGACAAGATAAAACTATTTCTATGTTGCAAAAACAAGTTATTTCTAAAACAGGATTATCAAACTCTTATATTTTAGCAGGAAAAAGTGGTATTGGTAAAACTACATTGGCTAGATTGTTCTTTATGGCTATGAACTGTCAAAATCTATCCAAAATAGGTAATCCTTGCCTAAAATGTCCATCTTGTACAAATATGATGTTTGAGTTAAGAGAAGTAAATGCTAGTGATTCAAGAGGTATTGATGATATGAGAGACTTGATTAGAGATATGCATTTAATGCCCGCTACAGGCAAATTTAGAGGGGTATTACTAGATGAAGTACATATGCTCTCAAAACCTGCTTGGAACTGCTTGTTAAAGCCAATAGAAGAGTCAAAACATGCAATATGGCTCTTCTGTACTACTGAAATACATAAAATCCCAAAAACAATACAAACACGCTGTCAAATATATAAATTAACTCCTCTTAGATGGACTGATATACATAATAGACTTAAAACAATAGTAGATGACATTAAAATGTCTATATCTGATGAAGAATTGTGGACTATCGCTAGAAATTCAGATAATAATCTTCGCCAAGCTACTCATCTATTAGAACAGTATAGTGTTTTAGGAGACCTGAAAAAAGTATTAGATGATGAGGTAGATATTAACTTTCTTAATGCTTTAGCCTCTACCGAAAAAAGCGATTACAAAACCATATGGAAAGTCTTTCTTGATTGGGAGAAAAAATATGGAGATATTGATGCTTTTTTAAATAACTTAAAGTATGATTTGAATGTTTGTGTAAGAATAAAAATGGAACTAAATACAAATGATGTAAATCCTTATAGATTAAAGAAATACAAAGAAATTATAGATAGTATTCCAGAGCAAAAATTAGTAAAAATGCTTCAATTATTATTAGGAATTCAAGAAAAAATTAGTGGTGTGTGGGATTACAATTCATTGTTTTTAGATTGTTTAGTAAATCTGAAAAATTATAAGGAATTTTAAAATAATGCTTGACAAACCACCCCCCTTGGGCTATATTGTTAATGTATACTCATACAGTATTACCCCCTGCGAGGGGGCTTTCTTTTTCAGTATCCCTCTTAATTAAACAATACTGGGTATTTTTAAGAAGGCCAACTATTTTAAAATATCACTTGACAAACCGGTGGCCTTGGGCTATATTGTATATGTGGGCATTGAAAGAGATAGTATGAAAATTTGTAACTTCTGTTATATTAGACAATCACAATATACTCTATATAAGATAATACTACATACTGATAAAGGAATCTATGAAATGGGTATAGTAACGACGCTTAATAAAATGGAAGATTGGATATTTAAAAAGATGTATCATCTAAGTGCTTCACAAATACTTTTGTTAAGACCAGACTTAGTGCGTGAGTTTTTTGTAGATTATAAATTAGGTGAAGAAATAAAAAGTTGGTTCTTTGAAGAACACTTCATCTGTATCGAATGTTATAAAGATTATAAAAGTCAAGTTCCAACGAAATAAAAGTTCTTTGAAAAATTTGGTAGTAGCGAGAAAAGGGTTACTTCAATACGAGAAAAAAGCTCGATTTCATATCGAGCATTGTATAAAATGCCGAAAGGCAGGCTAATTAAAAAGGAGTGCTCAACTCTTTATCACTCTCTTTTCAACTTCCTCTACCAATTAAAAAAATATATTTTGAGGCAGTGATACAAGCGTTACTTCTATAATCAGGAAAATACACGCTTATAACTTTTCTCCTCAATTAAAAATGAGTTAGATACTAAGTTTTCTTAATTGTACTCCCTATATCTCTATAGTTGTACGCTATATATCTGTACTTAACAACTAAGTGGTAAGCGGTAGTGTGTATATAAGTGTCTAACTCAATCCATTAGAGTAGTGAGATGAGAGTTACTTCGACTTGTAATCGAGTGATGTGGGTTCGAATCCCACAAATGTCTTCGGACATGATAGCTTAATGGCAAAGCACTAAATCTCTCTCATCGGTTTTCTCTCTATTATTGAAACCCCTCGTTTGTTTCCTTATACGGGAAGAACAAAGCAAACGAGTATATAAATTAAATAGAGTAAGTGGCGAAAAAGGGGCTGATGACAACAGGTAACGCTGTTGACAACCTACATTTACTCTAACCATAGAGTAGTGAGGAAAGAGATACTTCAGGAACCGACCTGTCAAAAGGTTGATAAAAAGCACTCTTTCTAGTTTTCTCTCTTTATTTAGATTGAATATTTGGGGAAGCGTAAAAAATAAAATTCTCTTCAAAACAAAAGGAGCTTATTATGTCAAGATTTAACACAAGAAACACAGAAAAGAATCAAGCAGAAAATTTTGCTGGAGGTGAAGCTTTTAAAGAAACACCCGCCTTAGAATTTATATCCATCCTTTTAACATCCTTTGTACAAGACCAGTACTATCGTTCTTCTGACGATACTCTTAAACGATTAAGAGCATTAATTAAGAAAATAAATGACAAGAAATTTGTTGCCAAGGGAGCAATTTATGCCCGTAATGAATTTGGAATGCGTTCTATAACTCATGTTGTAGGGGGAGAATTAGCTTCTATAGTTAAAGGTGAACCTTGGATGAAAAATTTCTTTGATAAAGTAGTTCGTAGACCAGATGATATGACAGAAATATTGGCTTATTATCTTAAAGACAGCAAAGAAGACAGCAAAAAGCCTATTCCTAATTCAATGAAAAAAGGTCTTGCTAAAGCTTTTGACAAATTCAACGAATATCAACTTGCTAAATATAGAAGTGGTAATAAAGATGTATCTCTTATAGATTTAGTTAATTTAGTACATCCAACACCTACAAAAGACAATAAAGAAGCATTAGAAAAGTTAGTAAAAGGGGAATTAAAGTCCAAAGACACCTGGGAAGTAAGACAAACACAAGCAGGGCAAAAGGCAAAGACAGAAGAAGAAAAAACAGAATTAAAGAAGCAAGAATGGATAGATTTAGTTAAAACTAAAAAGATAGGTTATTTTGCATTGCTTCGTAATCTAAGAAATATTCTAACTCAAGCACCAGAGGTTCTTGATGAAGCTATAGAAATGTTAAAAGATGAAAAACTTATAAAAAAGTCTTTAGTGTTACCTTTCAGATTTTATGCAGCCTATAAAGAAATTAAGAGTGTACCTAGCACAAAATCTACTAAGGTTTTAGATGCTCTTTCTCAAGCATTAGATGTCTCTTGTAAGCATATTCCAGGATTGAACGGAGATGTAATGATAGGTATAGATAACTCTCATTCTATGAAAAGTAATCAAATGTCAGATAAGAGTAAGATGACTAGATGTGATGTTGCTTGTATATTAGCTTGTATGTTACACAAAAGGTCTCCTAACACTATCACTTCAGTGTTTGCAGACGAATTCAAAGTAACAAATTTATCTCCATCTGCTACAGCATTACAAAATATGCAATCTTTAGAACATGCAGATGTAGGATTGGGATATCAAACTAATGGTTTTAAAGTTGTAGAATATGCAACTAAAAATAAAATTAAACTAGATTACTTCGTTATATTTACTGATTTACAAATGTATGATGCTGAAGGAGTTAGATATGACAGAACTCCTCCTGCTGACGGTAGAAGTTTCAAGAAAGAATTAGCTAAATATAAGAAAGAAGTTAATTCTAAAGTAAAAGTATATTCCTTTGATTGTGCTGGTTACGGTACTTTACAAATTCCTCAAGGAGACTCAAACTCTTATTTAATACCTGGGTTTTCTGATAAGATTTTTGATATAATGGAAGTTTTAGAACAAGACCGAGAAGCTCTTATAAACAAAATAAATGCAATAGAATTATAATAAAAAAAGACTTGACAAATGAAGAAAAATGGGTTATAATGTTTAAGAAATTAAAAAGAATTATAACAAGAAAAAAGATTGTAATAAAATGAATTTAACACATACTTGTCCGATATGTAATAAAGAACATGAAATGGATTGTACTCCTGAACCTTCTCAACCATGTTCACAATGTAATGTAGGTTTAGATAAAATTATTGAATTAGTTAGAGACCAATTTCAATATGGTGGAAAGAAGTATGCTCTTAATAAAGAAAGAGAAAGTACTGATGTATTATTTGACAAACATGGTAAGAATTGGTTGTTCGGAACTATTGATAAATATACTTTCCGATTCAATAATCTTGCTAGAGAACGAGATTTATTAAAAATATCTTGTTACATGTATATATTGTGGTTAAAACGGGGATTTCATATTGATAATAAGAGAGTAATACCTATAGATACTAATATTGAAACTAAGGAGAAACAGTTCCCTGTCTTTATAAAAAAATATAAAGAGTTTCATAGAATTAAAATTAAAAATATCTTAATTTCTCCAATTGATGTTATTACTATAGCTATGGGGAATTTTAGTAAAGACACATGGGAAGAAATTACTGAAAATGATTTATTTTATGTTTTTTATTGTGCTTATTTAATATGGAATGAAAAATTTGTGGAGGTAACTAATCATGATACAGATACTAATAATGAAAAAAAAGAAAACAACTATGGAAAATCAAGAAATAAATAAAAGTTCCGACAATACAATTTTAGGCTGGTGCAGTTATTGTAAAGATGCTGTATATACTGAAAACGACTATATAAAGAAAGATGGACAGCTTTATCATGTAGATTGTTGGAAACAGAAAAATAATTTTGTAGAAGAATTAGAATTTGACGAGTAAAAACAAAGGAGTTGAAGATGAAAAATTTTGATTTCAATACTATTCATGATTTTGATGCACATATTTTACAGTCCATTCCTAATTATAATGTTTTATTTAATTCTATATTGCGTATAAGCGACTATTTCAAAGATTCCAAAAAAAATATCTATGACATAGGTTGTTCTACTGGTAAACTGTTAAAATATATTAACGAAGTAGAAAAATATACTGGTAATATGATAGGATTAGATAACAGCAGAAATTTATTACCAGAGAATGCTAGAGAATTTGAAAATATTAAATTTTTAGAGTGGGATTTAAACAAGCCGTTCTCATTTGAGAATGCTTGTTTAATTTTTTGTATATTTACATTACAATTTTTAAGAAAAGAATCAAGACAAGCAGTTCTAGATAATGTATATAAAGGGCTTAATAAAGGTGGAGCGTTCATCATAGCAGAAAAAACTTATGTATCTGATGGGCAATTTCAAGATATATTTACTTTTTCTTACTATGATTATAAGAAAGCATCCTTTTCCAACGAAGCTATATTAAACAAAGAAAAAGATTTGAGAACAATACTAAAACCTAACTATTCTCATGAAAATCTAGAAATATTGTATAATGCAGGTTTTAGAAAAATCCAAATGTTCTACAAATTCTTCCAATTTGAAGCTTATTTATGTGTAAAATAATGATTATTATACCTTAACGGGTATAATATAGAGAATGTTAGTGTTACAACGTACCCGAACGGGTATAAAAAAATAAAAAGTGTACCCTAAAGGGTATAAAAAAAGAGTAAAAATATGGTTATTTCTAAAAAGTTAAGACAAGATTTAGATAAAATTGTAAAAAGAGAAGTTGCTGGTAAAAAAGTTTGTAGCATGTTATCTGGTGGTATAGATTCATTTGCAATAACTTATTTAGCTAGTAAATATGCTTCAAAACTAAAATCAGTAGTTGTTACTAATGGTGTAGATGGACAAGATGCAATTTTTGCAGCATTGTGTGCGAAAGCGATTTGTGCAAAAGGAATAAATGTCTATTTAGATATACTAAAATTTGATGCACAAGATGCTTATAATGTAACTAGAGATTTCTTAAAGAAATTTCCATGCAAAACTATTGTTAGATTGCAATGTGGTTTAATTACAGAAGTATGTGCAAAATATGCACAAAGTAATGGTTTTGACTCTCTATTATGTGGTGATGGTGCTGATGCTGTATTTGGTAGCACTGGTCATATGCGTAGAAAGAGCATAAGACCAGATTTCAATGCTATTAAACGAGAGACTTGCGAAAAGGGCATATCAGAGGGTGTTGGGAGCGATTTCGTTGCTATATGTCGCTATTATAGCTTAAAACCGGTACTTCCATACCGGGATGCAGACTTTATAAACAACTATGTAGATTTAGATGATAAGATAGTAAATAAGCCAAAAGAAAAACAGATATTACGAAGTGCTTTTGAAAAAGAGCTACCACGAGATTTAGTTTATAGAGAAAGATTAACATTGCAAGTGGGAGTAGGAATTAAAGAAAAACATATAGAATTGTTGAGAAACGATTCACCAAAAGGTTATAAGAGTCCTAGATATCTTATAAAGGAGATAATAAATGACTTACAAAGTCATCAGTTTGTTTTCGGGTACAGGGGGTAGTTCGTTAGGGTATCGATTAGCAGGACTTAAAGTTCTTCTTTCTAACGAATTTGTTGAAGCCGCATGGAAATGTTATGAAGCTAATTTTCCAGGAACTATTTGTCTTCATGAGGATATTAGAAAGCTAACGGGAGATATCATTCTTTCTAAAGTCGGATTAAAAAAAGGTGAGCTAGATGTACTTGATGGTTCTCCGCCTTGTGCCTCATTCTCTACAGCAGGAAAAAGAGAGAAAAAATGGGGAACAGTTACTAAATATAGTGATGTAGAACAGCGAGTAGATGACTTGCTCTTTGAATATGCCAGAATATTAGGAGAGATACAACCTAAAGTCTTTTTAGTAGAAAATGTAAAAGGACTAGTCATGGGAGAAGCTAAAAGAGTTTTTGATAAAGCCAAAGAAGAATTTGAAGCAAAAGGTTATATAGTATCTTGTAAACTTCTTAATGCAAAATATTTTCGAGTTCCACAAAATAGACCCAGAATTATTTTTATTGGTGTCAGAAAAGATTTAGGTGTTCAACCATCTCACCCCAAACCTCAATACGCACCTATCCCAATTAAAGAAGTTCTAAAAGACATTGTAAATACACCAAAAGATATTGAAGACTCAAAATATCCAGAACACTACTCTGTTATGAAGTATCTGAAACAGATGAAGCCTGGAGAATCTGGTTCTGATTATAATGAAAAAGGTTCATATTTTGGTTTAATCAGATTACATTGGGATAAACCTGCTAACACTATCTTACAAAGCGACGCAAAACATATCTCTTGTAGTGCAATTCATCCTGAAGAACATAGAAAACTAACAATACCTGAATTAAAGAGGATATCTTCTTTCCCCGATGACTTTAAACTACTTGGCGACTACAAACAGAACTGGGAAAGAATAGGCAGAGCTGTGCCTCCAAACATGATGAAAGCAATCGCAGAACATATAAGGTATTGTATCTTAGATAAAATACACAATATACCAAACGATTATAAACCCTCATACTATGATGAAGAAGCAGTAAAGACTGGACAACTGGGATTTGATTTTGGAGATGATTTTAAAAAAGGATTTAAACAATATAAATGAAGCTACAAGACCAACAGGTAAGTTTAGAGTTAAGCCTACAACTTAAAGAGGCAGGTTACAAGCAAGAGGGATTATGGTGGTGGGTTGAGGAGGAACACGAAAGATTTAATGTATGTCAATTTTTAACTTGTAAAGAAAAGGTTACGGATAGTAAGTTTTGTAAAAAACATTCTAACAAAGATGATTATATGTTACTTGATAGAGGTATGGCTGAGAATATATGTGGAGAAAATTTCGTCGCCCCAACAGTAGCGGAGTTAGGGGAAGCGTTGCCTGTCGGTGTTCAATCTTGGCGAAGATTTAATAATGAACATAAACCAAAAGAATATTATAAATGTCATTATCAACAAGGTGATTTTAGGTATGATTGTGATGCCAACACCGAAGCCGATGCTAGAGCAAAAATGTGGTTATATTTAAAAAAAGAAAAATAAGTGATGATTTATAAACAAGATTTATTAAGAGAAAAAAGATTAAAAAAAAAGTTTGGTATGCGTAGAGCAGATGGTAATCCACTATTTGAACCTCAAGAATTAGGTTATCGTTGTTCAAAAGGTCACTCATATATAACTTGGTCAGAATTTAAAGAACATATTTGGTGTTACGAATGTAAAAAAGATTATCACTATGCTGATGATTGTGTATTGATAGCAGATAAGCATAATCCTAAAAATTTACCTAAACAACCTCGAATAATATATGAGATATATAATTACACTCCTGATGGAAATTATTTTCATAATATACCAAAAGAGATGTTATGAGTAAAAATGAGATAAAAAAATTGATTGAAGTATTAGGAAATATGATGAAAGAATATCCGATGGTTACTTTTCAAATAGAAGAAAATTATAGTGAAACCGAATCGGCCGTTCCATATCTTTGTCGTATTCAGAAGATACTATCCAAACTTACGAATAAAGGATGTAAAAAATGAAAGTAGAAATAAAACTTATAGACCCGAAATATTGTAATGGATGTCCTTTAAGAGATACAGTACACAATTTGTGTAGAATAAAAATGGGTAGAATGATAGACAGTGATTTACTTTATACTCGCCCTCTAAAATGTGTAGAGGAAAATGGATTATGAAACTAGGATATGGTTTGATTTTCAAAGATTGTAAAAGTTATGAATATCGAGATTACGAAAAAGAACCTTCTAAAGAAGATATCATTAAAGCAGCTAACGAAATCGCACAAGAAAAGGTGAATGGATATAATTCTCGAAATAGATACTCTCCTTTCTTTCAGCCTCGTATTTTAGCAGATATTAAAAAGATTGTAGCAAAAGAATGGGATAACGAAAAGAGAGATTGGAAACGAAAAGGTTTTAAAATGGAACTCAAAAAAACAAAGTTAGTTGCTACTTATCGAGATGGTGCTAGAGACGTATTTATTAGTTTCGTAGAAAAATAAAATCGAAAGCGAAAGGAAAAAAAAGTGAGTTGGCATTGTTTATTTTGTGGTAGTTCTGAACAATGGATGCGTGGGAAAGAAAGTAATAAATCTGGTATGGTAGAATTTATTATAAAAAACGAAGGTGGTAAAAAAATAGATGAATATGTTTGTCATGCTGATTGTTTACGAAGAGTATTAAAAAATGGACAAAGTAGATATTTGATAAATGGAGACTTGTATGAGTTTGAAGAATTAGAAAAAGCAAGTGAAAGAGAAGAGGAGTTATGATGGAAAAACAGATGTTAATGCCAGGATTTGTTACAGAAAAAAAAGAAGAAGCTTATCAAGAAGAAATGCAACAATTATGAGCAAAATAATATTTATAGATTGGGGAGTAATAATGTTTCGTTCTATCTTTGCTCATGTTAAAAATAGAAATATGCCTTCCACATATACAGCAATATCAATGCTTATAGGTAACATTAAAAAAGTTGGATTAGATAAAGATGATTTAGTAATTATAGCTGCTGATAGTCCTAAAGGGTCTTGGAGAAAAGATGTTGATAGTTCTTATAAAGCAAATAGAAAAAAAGCAAGAGAACGAGTTCCTATTAATTGGAAAGAACAATTTAGCAGTTTCTGGTCACTTCTCGAAAAAATAGAGATGTATACCCCTTTTCATACGATTTCTCTTGACAAATTAGAAGCAGATGATATAATAGCGTATGGTTGTAAGAAATTTAAAGATAAAGAATGTGTAATAGTAAGTACTGATGCTGACTATGAACAACTATTTATTTATCCTAATGTAAAAATATTTAGTCCAATGTCTAAACATTATAAAACACCAGTAGACCCATATAAAGTATTGGCTAAAAAAATACAAAAAGAAGCATCAGATAATTTGGTAGCTCCTATATTAAATGAAAAAGATTTTGAAAAAAGAAATAAAATTGTTAACTTGATGACATTACCACAAGAAATTGAAAAGCAAATAGATGAACATTTAGTTATTTTTCCAGAAAAAGACTGGTTTCTTTCAGGATTACCTTTTAAATCGTTACATAGTAGATTTGAAACTATATATGAAAAAAATAAAGTTGTTGATATAAATAAGAAAAAGCGTAAAAAGAAAATAGAACAACCAACTTTATTTAATATGAAAAAAATAAAGTAAAACAAGGAGGAAGTATGGAACTAAAGTTAAAAATGAGATTGAATGACAAACAAGAGATTGAAACAACTTTTACTGGTGCTGATTTAGGAGATGTCATCCTAAAAGCAAGCCCTTTACTAGATTTCAATGGAGAATGTGGTTTTTGTAAAGCTACTGATATTCAGTTAAGAACAAGAACTGCTGGTGAATCTGGAGAATTTAAATATACAGAATTCATTTGTAGAGCATGTGGTGCTAGAAGACAGATGGGTAGACATAAAGCAGACAACTCATTCTTTTTAAAGCAATGGGAACCAAAGTATGAAAAACCCGCAGGAAATACTGCACCAACTGCATAGGAGGAAAAAATGAAAGTATGTGCGATTAGTGGAGATAAATTATATTTAAGATTAGGAGTAAATTTCGAGAATTCTCGATGGTATGTTATAACTGATAAAGTAAAAGAGATTGCTAACACTCTTAAAAACGGTGATACTGTTGAAGTAAAAGCAGAGCAGAAAGATGATGGAAAGTTATATTTAAGTGAATTGAAGAAAACAGCTAGTGCTCCTGCTCTATCAACTACTACAGCTAAATATTCTTGTGAAAAATGTGGCAAAGCTTTAAAAGATGATTCTTATTCAAGTTGTTATGCTTGTAACCAGAAAGAAAAGAATAACCCAGAAAATATTGATAGAGAAAAGACAAAACAAGAAAACATCAGAAGACAAGCTATTGGTAATATGACTTCTAGAGCATTGATTTCTTTACAGGGAATTGTTGATATAAACAATATTACTTCTGTAGCTGAAACTCTTTATAAGAAATTTAGGTCATTAGTAGAAGAAAACTAAATGAATATTTTAAGTTACACTTTAGAATATCTGGAAAAAAAGTTTGAGCAAGTTAAAATCAATAAACTTGCAAAAATGCCTCAATTTTGGTGTCCTATGTGTCATAAATCTGCTTGTCAGATAATTCCACATAGCGGACATAAACTTATTTGTCATGCGTGTGGCCAAGGAAAGAACATGGGTACCATAATTGAAGTAATGAGTAAAAATTTTAAGATGTCAGAAGATGAAGTAATAAAAGATATGAAAGAAGTTTTAAAGTTAGACATAATTACTAATGATGACCAAAACACCGTCTTAGATTTCTATAAACAGCAAAAATTTGATATGGTTCCGATAGCGAGAAACAAAAAAATACCGATAGAGAAAGAATGGACTGTAAAAAATCATAGAGATAAAGAAGAATGGAAAAATTGGTTAAAAGAAGGTAGTAACATTGGTGTAAAAACAGGAAAAATGAGTAATATCACTGTTATAGATATTGACCAACATCCAATACCTGATGAAATAAAAGCATATTTCAATATTGATACAACATTGTCTCAAAAGACAAATAAAGGTTATCATTTCTTTTATAAGTATGAAAAAGATTTACCAAAAACTTCTTTAAAAAATATTAAAAATCCAGAATTGGGATTTCCTATAGATGTAGAGAATGATGGTGGACAAGTTGTTATATCCCCATCTACAGTTGATAATAAGATTAGAAAAATAAATATGAGACCAGTGGCAGAAATGCCAAAAGATTTAAAAGAGTTTCTGTTGTCTAAAATAAAAATTTATAAACCATTTACAGAAGAAAAACCGGTAGAAACATCTATAAATCTAGAAGAATTTAATTTAAAGAGCATACAAGAAGGTAATAGACATAATGTTTTTATGCATCTTGGTGGTATATTAAGAAAAAATCTAAATTTAGACCAAGCTAAAGATGTTCTGTCTTTGTTAAATAGACATTTTGCTAATCCCCCATTAAGTATTAAAGAATTTAATGATATAGTGAATCAGCTAGATAAATATAGTGATTTTGACGATAAAGGAATAACTCAAAAAATATTAGCTTATTTAAGAATAGTAGAAGAAGCTACTGCTAGAGATGTAAGAGAAGCTTTAGGATTTAAGAAAGAAAGAATTGATAAAGCGTTAAGTTATTTAATAAAAGAACAATATCTAATTAAGAAACGCAGATTATTCCATATTATCAAGAAAGTACAATGGAAAGATACTTTCATGGATGAAGGAAAAGAAGTAGATTTTGCAATGCCATATTTCGATGACCATGCTATTTTTAGAGAAGGAGATATGCTTGTGATAGGTGCTAAACAGAAAGTTGGTAAAAGTCATATTGCATTGAATATGATAAAAAGATTGATAGCACAAGGAAAAAAACCTCATTATTTAAACTTAGAAAGTGGTAATCGTTTTGCAACAATTTCTAAATCTTTAAGCATAGTAGAAGGTACATTTTGGAACGCCACTCACTTTTCTCCAGAACAAGTAGATTTAGAACGAAATGCAATAACTATTATAGATTGGCTCTTGCCAGATGATTATGCAGGAACTGATAAACTGTATAAATATTTTGCTCAACAATTAGTAAAAAATGGTGGCAATCTAATCATCTTTGTACAGCTTAAAGATAACGGCGACTTTTTTGCCAAGAATATGATAGCTATGTTTCCTGCTTTTGTATGTAGATATTTTTATACTGATGAAGATAGAGGTATTGAAGGTGAATTTACTATAGATTATATGAGAGAACCAAAATTCAATGTTAAAAGAGCTAAGATACCATGTCGATATGATTGGGAATCTAAAGAGTTAAAAAGAATAGATGAGTTAAATACATAAAAAGTTAGTTATTTTAACTACACCTGTTTTCAATTTGGGTGGGAGGTATAATGATGAAAATGATGAAAATCGCTAAAAAAAGAGAGGGGGGCGATGAAACAAAAGATAGAGATGTTGTTATGAAAGAAAGGAGAGAAATACAATGATACTATTTCTGTTTAAATTTGTAGCGTTTTGTGCCGAACTGTTTGTTATCCTGATAGTTGTATGGTTTCTTGCGAATGTCATACGATATTTGTTCTTTAAGAACAGTCCAGGTGGTAAGATATTCGTGTTGTCAGATAAATGGTTAGGTAAATACTAAGGAAAAAAAGGAGAAAAAGATGAAGATTAGTGCAACGGTAGGGTTGATTATTGGAGTAGTGTTGGTGATTGTATTTATTATGACATGTGGAATAATAAATATACATCCAACAGAGTGTGCAGTAGAAGTTAATAAGTTCAAAGGTAAAGTTATGGACATGCCAAAAGGTGTGGGATATCATCTTTATAATCGATGGGTAACTGATATGGTAACATATAAAGTTTCTGCAAGAGCATATCCTGGTGATGTAAAAAGCAGTGAAAAATCATCCAAGTATAATCTCGATTTAAAGACTAATGATGGTCAGAACATAGATGTAGATTTGACTATTATTTATGCTTTAAGAACAAACGAAGTTCCGCAATTACATGCCAAAGTAGGTAGAAATTATCAAGATGAAGTTCTGTTGCCTCAGATTCGTTCAGAAGCAAGATTAGTAGTTGGTAGTTATGAAGCTGAAGACATATATCAAGGTAAAGTGAGAGACGAGATTCAACAAGCAATTAGAACAAAATTACAGTTAGCTCTCTCAAAATTTCCTGCAATACAAATACAGGATGCTTTACTAAGAAGTTTTTCTTTCAGTAAAGATTTTGAACGAAAGATTGAGGAAAAGAAATTAGCAGCACAGCAAGTAGAAATCAACAAAAATAAGGCTTTCGCTCAAGAAGAAGAGGCTAAAAGACAGGAAGCAGAAGCTCGTGGAGAAAAGTTAAAGAAGATTCAGGCAGCAGAAGGTGAAGCTCAATCCAGAAGGATTAATGCTGATGCTGAAAGATATTCTTTAGAAGAAGAAGCGAAAGGAAAACTCGCTATCTATCAAGCTGATGCAGAAGGAAAGCGTCTTATGGCAAGTGCTTTAGGTGGTGGACATAATGTAGTAGCATTGAAGTTTGCTGAGAACATACCAGATAAATTAAGAGTATTTGGAGTTCCAATGGGCGAAAATTCTACAAACATTATGGATTTAAACGGAATGTTTAAAGGTATATTTAGTAAAGTAGAATAAATAATAAAGAGCTGGACATCTCTCTAAACTGTCCAATCCAAAGGAGAATAAGATGAATAAAATGAGATGGATAATTATAATCATATTCGCATTGTCATTAACAGGATGTGTTGTTGAAAATGAAAGTATGCAAGGATGTATAGAAAAAGCAGAGTGGCAAGGTGACTACTATTATGTATATTTTGAAGGCGGTAGACGATATAAGTTTAATGAAAATCCACCTATCCCGTTAAATCATGGAAATGAAGTTATCATTACTACGAATTCTTGTTATTCAAATAGAGGCAATAATTTATTTGTGAAAGTGGAAAGAGTAAATAAATCTCAAAGATTGGCAACTGGAGATATAACTATTTGTCCACGATGTCAGTATACTTTAAGAAAAGGAATAGATTACTAATGTCAGATGAAGGATTTGACCCAATTGGTTGGGCAATTAAGATTGGTATTGCTATAGCTATACTTAGAAGTTGCTCTTCCACAAATATAGAAGTTAATGAAGTTAAGCAAGAAGTTAGAGAAGTTAAGCAAGATATTGAATGTTTAACATATGTTACACAAGATATGTTTGAAGTTTCAAAAGAACAAGCAGGAATAATTAAAGAGTTTGAAACCTCAAAGAAATATACACCGAGTGAACTAAGAAAAAAATTACCGAGTGAATTTGCAGTACAAGTAAGATGCCCCCGTTGCTCTAAAATGGTAGATGTGCAAAACACTTCAATGATTATATGCTCACATTGTCAATATACATTAATTAAAGATACAAATTATTAAAAACAGGAGGTTTAGATGAACATATATTTAGCTGGTTATATCTCAGGAAAAAAGTTAGATGAATGTTTAGCATGGCGTAAAAAAATAAGACAGTATTTCGATTTAAAACCAAAATGGCATGGTGAAATTGCTTTTCTTGACCCATTAAACGGTAAAAAGTTTGGAGAGATAGATGCTGAAGGTTTAAAAAGTAATATTCCAGGTAAAGCTTTTGTTAAAAGAGATTATAAATGTGTTAAGATAGCAGATTTACTTATAGTAAACTTAAATACTTTTGGAGAATCTAGACCCTTAACAGGAACGATATATGAATTAGCTTGGGCATGGCTCCATAAGATTCCAGTAATAGTTATTACTACTGATGTAAATTATCTTGAGCATCCATTTATTAAAGATACTGCTTGTATTATAGTGTCTAGTGTGGAAGAAATTTTGGAAAAAGATTATATAGAATATTATTATAAAGGATTAGTAAGTGCTGAATATTAAAAAAGGAAATAATAATGGCTAAAGCTACTAATGCTCGTCAAAAAGCTAAACATCAAAATCATTCTGCTAAATTAAAACAGAAACAAATGTTGTTCCAGAAAAAATGGGAACAAGATAGAGAACATTGGGCTAACGACAAAGAATATCAACAAAGACAACAAGAGAGAGCCCAAAAAATAGCAAGTTATAAACCGGGTTCAAAATTTCATTTAAAAGCAGAGAACGAACAAAAAACTAAAGAAGAAAAAGAACAACTAAAGAAACGCAATAAAATCAAGAGAAGAGAAGATGCTTTCAACCAAAGACGATAAATTATATAAGTATTCTCCTAAAGAAGTTTATGCGAGATTATATGCTCTTGAAGCTATTTTAAAGCATTTAGATGAAAATGAGAATGACCCGAGAAAAAAAGAAAGAATGAGAATTAAGATAGCAAAAAGACTTATTCATAATGGCATAGAAACAGGAAGAGGGCTTTACGATGCATCTCATAGAAATTAAAGAAACAGTACAAATAGAACTAAAAACATTCATTAAATCTAAATACGATAGAGATGTCAATATTAACATGAACGATAGCTTTATAGAAACTTTAGGATTAGATTCTCTTGATATAGTAGAAATTTGGGCAACAATGGAACAAAAATTTAAAATAGATATTCCTGAAGAAGAAATTATTAAAATGAAAAATGTTTCAGATGTTATAGAAATGATTCAAAAATATTTGAAGGAAAAAAATGGAAATATTACTTAGATTTGGTGTATATCTTTTTTTTGTAGCAGGAACAATGAGCTTAGATAATCTTAATGTAGCAAAAGGAATGGCAATATTTTTTATACTTATAATAATAGTTTTAGATTTTATTAATATAAACAATGGAAGAAAATTGAGAAAAGGAAAAAAATAATGTTTAATCTATCTGTATTTAATTTAAAAATTCTTAACGAACTTCATAAATCCGAACTAAAATTAAAAGAATACGATTTAGAAGACCCTATTCTTTTAGAAGAATTGATTAAAGAAATAAAAAAAAGAAAAAAAGTTCTTGACAATAAAGATAATTTGTGATATAATGATTTCTAAATAAGGAGACAGAAATGAAAATCGGAATATTTGGGATATTAGCAATAATATTTGTTATAGCAAAATTAATGGGAGCAATTAGTTGGTCATGGTGGATAGTATTGATACCATTATATCCTGCAATATTGATGTGGTTGTTTTTCATATTAATATTTATTCTCGCAATAATTGGTACAGCGTTAAATGCCTAGATTAGAACAAAGAATTGAAATGTTTGATGTATTTTTATTTGTAACGGCTATTTTAATATGTTGTTATTTAGAAATTGAAGAAAAAATAAAAAATATTATAGTAAGGAGGAAAGTAAAATGAATAAAAGAATCGAAAAACATGAAATAGTAAAAGACCAAAAATGGGAAATCGGAAGATATACTATTGTTGAACTTATAGATTCATCTGGTATAAAAGGAATAGGTTTGTCCAGAAAATCTCAATTAGATAAATTCAACAATAAAGAATTATCTCTGAAAATCGCTCAAGGAAGAGCATTAAAAGCTTTGTCTTTAAAAAAAGAAAAGAAACTTGTTCACCACCCTTTTATGGGATAAGAGGAAATCTTAAATGAATATATATTATTTCATAATGATAGTTTCAGCTTTAGTTATAATAGGATGTATTGTAAGTGGGATAAAAAAAGCTTTGAATTCAGATACATATGACGCAACTGGATTGAATAATGAAGACTAATATACTACTTATAAATCCAAAAAAATGTGATGATAGATGTCCACATCTTACATTTGACGATTCATGTGGAATGATTATCTATTATTGTAAAGCTGGATATTTTGGAAGAATTTTAGCTGACTATAAAAATCTACATCGTCCTCAAAAATGTATAGAGGAAAATGGATTATGACTAACGAACAAATATTAAAGAAAGCTATAATGGAATGTTGGGCATATCACCTACAACGAATGGTCTTAGAACCCGAACCGTTAAAATATTTAGAAAAGTTTTTAACAAAGGAGCAAAAATGAGAAGTTTTAATTTACCAGATGACTATAAACCGTATATAGATAAATATTTTCTTCGAGCAAAAGAAATACTACAAAAAGAAAACTTGAATCCAATAGTAAAAGCTCAAGTATTCATTAGAAAAGGAGATTGTAAATTATATGGTATTGATGAAGCAATAGCAATCATCATGAACTATGCTTCTAACAATAAACTTATTAAGATACATGCTCTACAAGAAGGTGACCATTTCGAACCTCGTGAAACATTAATGACTATTGAAGCTCCTATCCAAGAAATTATTGATTTAGAAACAATGTATTTAGGAGTTTTAAGTGCTGAGACAACTACTCATAATGATAATAGAGATATAGATTTTGTAGAAGTAGAAAAAAATATGAAGCAAGTAGTAGATTTAGTAGATGGAAGACCTGTATCTTACTTTGGTGCTAGACATTGGAGATATGATGCAGATTTCCAAATAGCTGCTGCTTGTTTTAGAGGAGGAGCTAAAACTTGTTCTACAGATATAGGAGGTTCAGCAAATGCAACTAAAGGTATGGGTACTATTCCTCATGCATTACAAGTTATATATCACTGGAAATATGGATTGAAAAAAGCAGTAGTAGAATCAACTAAAGCTTTCGATAGACATATGAACAAAGAAATTCCTAGAATAGCTTTAATAGATTATGCTAATAGAGAAATAAGTGACACTATTTTAACAGTTAATGAAATACCCCATCTATCTGGAATTAGAATAGATACTTGCGGAGAAAATGTTATGCAAGGTTGTTTTGCCAATCCAGATAATGACAATATGGAAAAATTTATATTTGATAAAGGAGTTTGTGTGTTAGGCACTACTTTATTAAGAGATGTATTAAAAACTGAAGGTAATTATAAAATAATGCTTTCTAGTGGATTTGGCAATCCAGAAAAAGTAAAAGCATTTCTTACAGCAGAAAAAGATTTAGGATATAAAATATTCGATGGACTAGGAGTTGGCGGAGTATTTGAATCTCGTATGGCAACTATGGATATAATTTCTGTAGACGGTCAAAAGATTCACAAAGTTGGTAGAATTCCTAGACTTAATGAAAAATTAAAGCAAGTGGTGTAAGGAGATTTTATGAATGGTTTAGAAGGCGAAAAATTATTAAAAAAAGCAGAAGCAATAGCCAGAAAAGCACATGATGGACAATTTCGATATGATGATAAAACTCCTTTTATAGAACATCCTAAATATGTTGCTGAATTATTCATAATAACAAAGCGACTTCCTATTGTTATTCATCATTATGACTACGAAGCAATGATAGTTGCATGGTTGCATGACGTCATAGAAGATAGTAGTATGACTTATGACGTATTGATAAATGAAGGTATTCCCATAGATTTAGTATATACTATTTCTATTTTGACAAGAAACGAAAAAGAAAGCTACTTGAATTATATATTAAGAATAAAAAGAAATGAATTAGCTAGAAAAGTAAAATTGGCGGATTTAGCTCATAATATACTTACATCTAATAATAAACATCAAGTAGATAAATATTTATTGGCTCAACATATTTTAGGAACGATATGATTTATATATGGATTTTAGCACTTCATTTTATAGCTGATTTTCTTTGTCAGTCTAGAGAAATGGCACTTAAAAAGTCTGTAGATAAACATATATTGTTTAATCATTGTTTTATCATCTTTATTGTATTATCACTAGGCACATTTAATATATTGTTTGCTTTATTCAACGCAATAACACATGCTTTTATAGATTGGAATATATGGCGTGTTTATAGAATAAATAAACAACAAGATTTTGAGTTCTGGAAAGACCATTGGTTCTATGTTACAATAGGATTTGACCAATTGTTACATACAAGCTTACTTATGTTATCATGGAGTTTATTATAATGAAATTATTATATCCCGGGACTTTTAATCCATTTCATAAAGGACATAAAGATATATTTGATAAAGCATCTAAACTTGGGACAGTTATTCTCGCTAAATATGGAGAAAATTACAAAGTAAAACATAATTGGAAAGACCTTATTGACGGAGAATATATTCTTAATGGAGATAACCAGATAACGCTATACGGTTTTAAAAATCTGTTGGTTGATTTAGTTAAAAAAATAAAACCAGATGCTATAGTTAGAGGACTTAGAAATGGTAGTGACCTTCAGTACGAAATGAATATGCAATATTGGAATGAAGACTTAGGTATTAAAATACCAACTATATATTTTATATGTGATAGAACATTAAGTCATATAAGTTCTTCTATAATGAGAGATATTAACTTTATAAACAAGGTGCAAAAAACATGATTATATTTCAAAAATTTATTTACAGAGAAGATTTAAAGACTAATCAAGGAGTAATGTATTTGTTTGGTGATAATGATATGAGAGTAGGAAAGGGTGGTCAGGCTAAAGAAATGAGAGGAGAACCTAATGCTATTGGTATCAGAGTTAAAAAAGCACCAAAAACTACCAACGCATATTATACTGATGAAGAATATCAAAGTAATATTGAAAAAATAAATGAAGATTTAAAGAGTGTAGAAGAACGTTTAAAATCTGGTGGGAATGTAGTAGTTCCTACTGATGGAATGGGAACTGGTTTAGCAAGATTAGAAGAGTTTGCTCCTAAAACTTTAAGATATTTACAAAACAGATTACTAGAATTTATGGAGAAGTATTAATGAAATATGGAATAGTAGGAAACAGAAGTGGTTGGAATAGTGAATTTGTTTTTAAGACACTCAATAAGTATAATATAAGTTCTAAAGATATAATTATATCGGGAGGAGCTTTAGGAATAGATACTTATGCTCAATGGTATGCTAAACAAGTTGGTGCTCAAATGATAATAGTATATCCAAATCCAAAAGAACCTAGTCCTCAACGATACTTTATCAGAAATAAAGATATAGCAGAAATGTGTGATATATTAATAGCTTTTGATAAAGGTAGTTCGTCAGGCTCAGGAACTTTAAATACTATAAATCATGCAAAAAGAATGAACAAAGAAGTTACTGTAATAAAGGAGATGAAATGAGTATGTTTAGCTGGGCAACCGCAAAAACAAATCAAGAAGCTGCTGATAAAGCTTTGAAAGAAATTAAGAAAGAAGTTAAAAAAAAGAAACTAAACAAAAATATAGTAACTGGTGCAAAAATAATGTATTCAAAATTAGATAAAGCAGGTGTTTTTGATGAATAAGATAATGAAAATAGGGATATTTGGTGGAAGTTTTGACCCGATTCATTACGGTCATTTAATGTTAGCAAATTTTGCTAAACATGAACTTAAATTAGATAAAGTAATTTTTGTACCAAGTTATAAATCTCCAAAGAATTATAAAACAGGAACAACTGATTATAAACACAGATTAAATATGCTAGAGTTAGCTCTGACTAATGAAAGTGGTTTTGAAATAAGTGATGTAGAAATTAAAAGACGCAAAATTTCTTATACAATAGATACAGTAAAATATTTTAAAAAGAGATATCCAAAATATAAGCTATATTTAATAATAGGTAATGATTGTCTCATAACTTTTGACTCATGGAAAAATAGTGAAAAAATTTCTAAGTTCATTAATGTAAAGTTTGGAATTAACATTCTTGGTTTTATAGACTCTAGTTTCTATTGTCCAAAAATAGATATTCATTCTACTTTAATTAGAGAGTTAATATCTAAAAATAGACCTATAAAATATTTAGTTCCTGAAAGCGTTAAAGACTATATCGAGTATTATAAAGTATATAAAAGGAGATAATATGATATTAAAAGTGTTGTTTGGTCGAAGAACCGGAAGCTATAAAGATGAATATGCTCCGGAAGCTTTAAATATTTCTGATGAATATACTGATGATGAGAATCCAGATTTTATTGCAGATAAATTAAAAGAGTATCAAAAGCAAGAGATATTTGATGGTTTGGAAATAATTGAAATAGAAGTGGATGAAGACAAAATAATTTCTATTTTGAATCCTGCAAATAGAGTTGAAGGAAAAATAAAATAGATGAATTATCAACATGATAATGTTTTTCTAATGGGAAAAACCCATAAAGTTTGTCAAGATTATGCTTATTCAGATTCTTCGTGTTTAATTATATCTGATGGCTGTTCTGGTTCACCAAACTCTGATATAGGTGCCAGAATACTAACTTTATGTGCAAAAAGTATTTTACAAGATTCCAAAGAAAGAGATTATAAACAGTTTGGTTATACTGTAATAACTAAAGCTCGTACAATTATTGATGCTATGAGATTAAATAAAGAGTGTTTAGACGCTACTTTAATTGTAGCATTTCCAGAAGAAGATTCTATAAAAGTTTTTATGTATGGTGATGGCACTATTATCAATACAAAATTAGATAATTCTTTAGAAGTTAAAAGAGTGTTATATGTTAGTGGAGCACCGTATTACTTATCTTATTGGATTGACAAAGCAAGATTGAAAGGTTATCACAGAGAATTTAACGCACCTTTGTTTATAAAAGATACGATGGCAGTTTATGATTCTGAAATTTCATTTACTTTTTATACAAGTCGAATAACTATAGCATCTGATGGTCTATCTACTTTCTTCTGTCCATCAACAGGAATTAAAACAAAAGAATCAGATGTTGCTACTTCTATGACTTCTTTTAAAACTTTAAAAGGTGAATTTTTAAAAAGAAGAGTATTAAAAGCTGTTCAAGATTATGCCAAAAGAGATATCTACCACATGGATGATATAGCTTTGGCTTCATTTAATTTGAGATATTAATATGAGAGTATATATTCAAGGAAGACAAAAAAGAGAAGAAAATCTTACTGATAGAGATTATATTACTGAAGGTGGAGAAGGTAGAATTTACGGTAAGCATGGAATAATATATAAACTATATTTTGACCCTAAAAAAGTTATTCCAAAAGCCAAAATAGATGAATTAAAAAAGATAGATAGACCAAATATATTATGTCCTCAAGATATAATTCTTAATAAAAAATTAGCACCTATAGGGACTACGATGAAATGGATAAAAAATGTTGAACCTATCTGTAAATTGTTTAGTAATGATTTTAAAAGCAGACTCAATATTAAACCAAACAATATAGTTATGTTAGTAGAAAGATTAGCAAAAGATATTAAATTTATTCATGATAACAATTGTTTAATTGTAGATGGAAATGAAATGAATTATTTAGTAGATAATAAAACATTTTTAACACCTTACTTTATAGATGTAGATAGTTATCAAACTTCTCATTTTCCGGCTACAGCTATAAGTCCGGCTATAAAAGATTATCATAGCAAAAGGTTTTCTAATTTAAGTGATTGGTTTTCATTTGCGATAATAGCTACTCAACTATTTATTGGGATTCATCCATACAAAGGAACTCATCCAAAATATAAAAAATATGAGTTAGAAAAACGTATGAGAGATAATGTTTCTATATTTAATTCTAAAGTTAAATTACCAGCATCTGTTAAAGATTTTAGTTATATACCAAAAAATTATATAGATTGGTTTATAAAACTCTTTGAAAAAGGGATAAGAACCATATCTCCATCAGTTGCTGGACAAGTAATTGTAAGTATGAAAGTGAAAACAATAAAAAGCACTAACTTGTTTACTATTCAGTTAATAAGAGAAGTAGATGATGATATTATAGATTATAATTCTGAAGTAATATTTACAAAAGATAAAGCATATTTAAATAAATTAGAAATTCCTTGTACTGCTAACACTAATGTTTTATTTACAAAACAATCTTTAACACCATTTTTTATTGACATTAAAGATAACAAGTTGGAGCTGAAGAAGTCTAATGAAGAATCAATACCTTGTAATATACACGCAACGAATAAAACTTTTATAAATGATATGCTGTTTATTTTGATGAATGATTTGCTTTGTGAAGTAGATGTTGAAGAAATGAATTCTAAATTTATTCCAGTAATAAAATCCACATGGAATGTGTTACCTAATTCTACAAAGATTTTTAATGGTATAGTTTATCAAGATGTTTTAGGAATGCCTTGTTTAGTAATTCCTTATAAATTAGATAATGGAAAAACAGCTTGTAGAATTCAAATGGTGAATGAATTAAAGAGATATAAGATATTAGAAGCAAAGCATGATAATCAAGTTGTTATGATTATAGGATATAAGAGTAATAAATATACGAGATTTATATTTAAATTTGATAATGATTATAAAACATATAATTGTAGGAAGGAGGAAGATGAAAGATATCATATTCCAAATTTTGTAACATTAAGTAATAACATTGTAGTATGTATTACTCCAGATGATACAATAGAAATTTTTAACAAAAGATTGGATAAGAATGATATCAAAAAAGTAGTGGATAAAGACATTAATTTCGATATGAAACTTTGTAGAAAAGGAATTGATGTTTTGTTTAGACAGAATAAAAAGTTATTTAAAATTGGTATGAATAAATAAGGAGGAAAAATGGATAAGAAATTTAAAGTTCATTTGGTAATAATTGACCCACAGTATGACTTTTGTAACTCAAAAGGTGCTCTGTTTGTAGCAGGTGCTGATAAAGATATGGAAAATTTGGCGAATATGATAGATAGAATAGGTTCTAGACTTGATGATATTCATGTTACATTGGATAGCCATCATTTAGTAGATATTGCTCATCCAATTTTTTGGATAGATTCTACTGGGAAACATCCAGCTCCATTCACTATTATAACTGCAGATGATGTAACGTCTGGAAAATATACCACAACTAATCCTGCATTTTTGTCCAGAGCAATTGATTATGTTAAAGAATTAGCTAAGAACAATCGTTATCCTTTATGTATATGGCCACCTCACTGTTTAATCGGGAGTAATGGGTATAAAATAGAAGAAATTCTATATAAATCATTGTCAACTTGGGAAGAAAAGAATTTTGCAATGATTAATTTAGTTACTAAAGGTTCAAATTTTTGGACAGAACATTATAGTGCTGTAATGGCTGATGTTCCTGACCCTAGCGACCCTCATACTATGTTAAACACCTCGTTTATAAACACTCTGAAAGAAGCAGACATTGTTGCTTTGTCAGGTGAAGCTAAATCGCATTGTCTAGCAAATACAGTTAGAGATATTGCTAACAACTTTGGAGAAGAAAATATTTCCAAATTAGTATTGTTAGATGACTGTACTTCATCAGTTACTGGGTTTGAAAAATTAGGTGATGATTTTGTTTCTGAAATGACAAAAAGAGGATTAAAAGTTTCTAATTCTAAAGATTTCTTAAAATAATAATAGAGGAGGATTGTCATGAAATTAATGAATGAAAATATGGAAAATTTATCTATCTTAGGTGGTAAGGGAGCCTTCAATTTCTCTGCTACTAAAATAGAGGACCTAGGTTCTACAGAGTATACTCTAGTTACTATAACATTAGATAAATCCGGTAGCGTGTCTTCTTACAGCTCTGAATTGTTGAAGGCTTTGAAATCAATAATTAACGCTTGTAAGAAAGCACCAAGAGCAGAAAATCTATTATTGAGAATAGTAGAATTTAACAGCAAACTTCAGGAAGTTCATGGATTTAAATTGCTTAGTACGATAAATGCTGATGATTATGATGAACCAAGTCCTGACGGAATGACAGCTCTTTTTGATTCTGTCTATGATAGTGTAGGAGCAACAGCTACTTATGCTAAGAAATTGACAGAACAAGATTTTGGAGTTAATGGTATTTGTTTTATTATCACTGATGGAGCTGACAATGTTTCTGTTTCTACTCCGAATATGGTTTTAGAAATGATTAAAAAAATTAAAGTTGGAGAAGAAATAGAATCTTTGATAACTGTATTAGTTGGTATTAACACATCTCAATGCAAAGATGAATTAGAAAACTTTAAGGACGAAGCAAAGCTTACTCAATTTGTAGATGTAGGGGAAGCTACTAGTGGCAAGTTAGCCAAATTAGCTGCTTTCGTTAGTCAATCAATTAGTTCTCAAAGTCAATCTTTAGGTTCTGGTGGACCAAGTCAACAGTTAAACTTTTAGTTGCAAGAGAAGGATATCAATATGTTAAAAATAGATTGTAAAAAAGAGACGGATAAAATAGTAAAATTTATCCAAGATACTTTCAAAGAAAAAGGATTTGAAAAAGCTGTCATTGGTGTCTCTGGTGGGTTAGATAGTGCTGTTATAGTTGCTTTATTAGTAAAAGCATTAGGCAAAGATAATGTGTGTGGTTACTATATGCCAGTAGAAACTCCTAAAGATTTTACAGGTGATGCTTATGTTGTTACTGATAGATTTAAAATTCATATGGACACTTTTGGAATTAAATCATTTATTGAGATGTTCACAACTACTTTTCTTGACCTAGCTGCTTACAAAATTAGAACAGGAAATATTATGGCTAGAACTAGAATGATGATTTTATATGATAGGTCTGCTTTTCATAAAGCTTTAGTAGTAGGAACAAGCAACAAGACAGAATTAACTTTGGGATATTTTACATTATATGGAGACAGTGCTTGTGCTTTAGAACCAATAGGACATTTATATAAAACACAAGTGAAACAGTTAGCAGAATATCTAGAAGTTCCTAAAAAAATTATAGAAAAAGCTCCAAGTGCAGAATTGTGGGAAGGCCAAACAGATGAAAACGAATTAGGTATGTCTTATGAAGAAATGGATAAAATACTTTTTATAATTATGTCTCCTCAATTTAGATATTGTGATATAGAAACAATAGATTTATTAGGATATAAAGAATTAAGAGAAAAAATAGAAACACTGATAGACAACAATAGATTTAAATCAGAATCATCTAGAATAATAAGAGAACAATTATGAAAATAGGACAGAAAGTAAAAGCATTATCACCTTGTGATGGAAAAAGTTCGATTCAATTTGAAATAGGAAAAGTAATTTATATAGGAAGGAGAGTATTAGTAGAATTTTTTAGTAATGTATGTGGACATAATGGAAATGGAATAGGTAAGAATAGATATTGTTGGATGATTGATTTTAACAAATTACAGGAGGTATGAAATGAGTAATAACTCAAGAGGATTGTTTGAAATAGTAGCTGTTAGTAAAGAAAGTGATGAAATAGTGTATGGAAAAAAATAGTAGCTGAAGGAGAAAAAGAAGCTCTTTTTGAAAGCGATTTAAAAGAACAGCTTAAAGCACAGGGTTTAAAGAAAGCAGATGTTTATATAATAGTTAAAGAATTCGGTGTATTGCCTGCTAAAGAGGATGTTAAAACAGTTAAGATTATAGGACAAGTTGGTAAAACGCTTTTAGCTAAAGAGAAATAATAAAGATAAGGAGATTAAAATGATTACAAATATGAAAAAAATGTGTGAAATGCGTTTGTTGGTTTCTGTAAAAGAATTAAGTTGGTTCAAAGAAAATTTTCCTAGCTTTAAATGGGAAGCAGGCGATACTACTATTAAATGGAATGCTAATGAACCAGATGAAGTAGATATGGCTAAGAAAGCATTTGAAGCATATAAGAAAAAGCATCCAAAAGCAATGGCTTTTAAAGTTAAGAGAGATGATAAAAAAGATGCTCATGAGATTAAAGAATTCGACCCAAATGCAGAAATGATATTAATGCAAGATTGGATGCATAAAGGATAAAATGCAGTTTAACAAATATAGAAGCCCTAGTAGTCTTATGGAGACTCTTACTCTCCAATATCATTTACCTAGTGGAGAAGAAAAAATTGTAGGGTTAGATATAAGTCAAAGATTGCGTGGTTCTCAAGATACAGATTATTTTCTTCATATCGAAGAAAGAGTTAGAGAAGAATTAAAAAGAAAAGCTGATAAGGATATTAGAGAACATATAAATGAGAGAATGGGAGAAATGACTGCTATACAATATCAGAATCAATATTCGACTTTTGTTGAAGGAAATTTTGACTATAGTGCTAATAGTACTAGTACAACAATGACCGCTGATGCAACTACCCCTATAACTTTTGGTCCATCACCACTACTCCATTGGATGGAGACTCCAAATACTAGAAAAATTATTATTAAGTTTGAAGATGGTCGTAGAACATTAGAAATTGAAAAAACTATTGATTCTGATGTTAGAATAACTCAAGAGGATATCAACAAAGCTAGAATTAAATGGTGGGGAAATGCTAGATTTCAAGTGTTAGAACGTAAAGCAGAGAGAAAAGCTGAAGATTTATTAAAAATGTTTATAGATGAAGTTGATTTTAGAAATTATAAAGAAAAAGGTTTCTTTATAGTTAAACAAGGGAACAGAATATTTAGGATATGGAAAGATAATCATAAACATATAGACATGTGGGAAAAACGAGGACAGCTTTTCCAACCGAAAAATAGATTGTGCGTTCATACTCCTACAAGAGAAGTTCCTTTAGCGGACGAAGTTCTAAGTAAGATATTACTGATACGTTCTGGTAATGTATTAGAAAAAAGTAATCATTGGAGTGCAGAAAGTTTAGAATCTATTAAAAACGAAGAAGAATTATTAGTTAAAGTATAGAAAGAAATAATATGTGGAAATTTATACAGCTTTTGTTTATGTTTATAGCAGGTCATAGTATAGCAGATACCGCTTTGCAACCTGATTCTATGGGTAGAGGTAAAAGCAGACTAAGGAAAATAGATATAAGTCGTGTTCCGCCAGGACAAAAACCACTTAATCTATGGTTCATGTGGTTAAGTCATCATTCAATAATACATGGATTTATGGTTATGTTGTTAACTTTTATGTTTACACTGGATATATCGTTTGCAATTAATCTTGGAATGATAGAAACAGTATCTCATATGACTATAGATTTTTTTAAATGTGAAGGTAAATACAGTCCTTATGTTGACCAAACTTTACATTATCTTGTCAAAGTAGGGTTAGCTCTTGCAATATTATGGAGATTATGAAGAAAAGTTTAGATAAAATTATTAAAAAACTAAAGAAACTTGTAAGAACAGAACATAAACCAATGACAAAAGCTGAGGGATTTATAGCTATAACATATTATTTTTCTACTGGGAACATAAAGGAAATATAAAATGCCATACATAAAACAAGAAAAAAGGAAAGTTTTAAATAAACACGCCAGATTAGAACTGATTGGAATGGAATGTGAGAACGAAGGAGATTTAAATTATGTTCTTACTATGATATGTAAAGGATATCTAAACAAGTACGGTTTAATTAGATATGCTCGTTTAAATACTATTGTTGGTGCTTTAGAGTGTTGTAAATTAGAATTTTATCGTAGAAAAGCAGTGCCATATGAAGATATGAAAATAAAAGAATCAGGTGGTGGAGATGTATATTAATGAGAAAACCAAGAATCAGGGAGATGTAATAATTAGTTTTAAAAAACCCAAAACAACTAAATGATTAAATCTGTAAACAAACTTTGGGGATATGAAGACAAGCTTATAAATACTGAACTTTATTGTGCTAAAATTCTAGGACTAAAACATGGTTATCAATGTTCTCTTCATTATCATAAGAAAAAAGACGAAACATTTTATTGTTTAGATGGTTGTATAAAATTAGAACTAGAAGATGAAGTATTTACTTTAGCAAAAGGACAACAGGTGAGAATTAGACCTAAACAGAAGCATAGATTTACAGCAATAACTAATACAGCAAAAATATTAGAAGTAAGTACATATCATTCTAATAAAGATAGTTGTCGTATTGAAAAATCAAAAGAAATAAAATGAAATCTATATATTTAATTAATCCAAAAATAGATTTTCCAACATATTTCGGTTCGGAAATATTAAAAGAATTAAATCTAGATTCAAAAGTACTTGTTTCTGATATAGTTACCCCAACTATAGCAGCATTTGTCCCAAAAGAATTTAATGTTCAAATTTGTGATGAACGAGTTACTCCGATTGATTTTAATACTAAATCAAAGTATATTGGTATTACAGGTAAAAATGCTCAATATAAACGCATGAAAGAAATTGCTCAAAAATTTCAAACAAAGGGTAAGACAGTTATTATAGGTGGTCCCTTCGCATCACTTAGTCCAGAAGCTGTTCGTCCTTATTGTGATATTTTAGTAAAAGGAGAGATAGAGGAAATAGCAGATGAATTATTTTCAGATTTATTACGTGGAGAATGGAAACAAGAATATACTGGGACTCGTCCAAATCCAATAAAATCTCCTATACCGAGATGGGATTTATATCCTAATCAAAGAGCAACCACAGGAATGATACAAATTTCAAGAGGATGTCCATTTGATTGTGATTTTTGCGATTTAAAATTATATGCAGGTCGTGGACAAAGACATAAATTAATTGAAGATGTATTAGCAGAACTAGATGTAATATATAAACATGGATATCGTCATATCTTCATAGCAGATGATAACTTAACAGCAAATCGTAAATATGTTAAAGAATTAATGCAAGCAATAAAAGAATGGAATGAAAAACTTCCATCAGGATATGTGGGATTTGTTGCTCAATTATCTTTAGATGCAGCCAATGACGAAGAATTAGTTAAAATATGTGCTGAAGCTGGACTTACACAAATATATATTGGAATTGAAACGTTAGAACAAAACAATTTAGCTAACATTAATAAGTCACAAATTATCAATATAAATATAAAAGAAAAAATATTATTATTTTTAAAATATGGTATTTCTGTTATGGTAGGTTTGATTAGTGGTTTTGATTTCGACAATTTAGATGTTTTTGAACAACAATATCAGTTTGCTATGTCATTACCAGTTCCAATTTTTCTTTTTCAAGCATTAATAGCATATCCAAATACTCGTATTTTTAATACATTACAAGAACAAAATAGACTTGTTAATAATATATCTACTGAAGATTTGCCTTGGGAAACAAATATAATACCAAAACAAATGACAAGAAAAGAACTTACTACTGGGATACGAAGATTATTTGAGAGTATATATAGTCCAGAAATGTTCGGCAAACGTTTAACTGCTTTTATTGATATTTTAGGTGAAAATAAAAGCTTGACAAAAGTGGAAAAAGATGATAGAATGAAGGTATTAATGTTCTCTGTTATTAAATATATAAGAAAATTAGGTAAAAAAGAGCAAGAATTATGTCAGACTATTATAAAATTAATTGTTCAAAAACCAAGAACAGGATATTATCTAATACCGATATTAATTCATTATGCTCAAATCAGTTATATGTATAGAGAGGGAAAATAAATGTCATTATTAACATTAAAAAAGAAGATACAAGATTGGTGGGAAATACAAACAGTTATTAGAAAAGCTTTTAATTCAAAAGGATTTTTCATAACTGTAAGCCATAAAGTAAAAACAAAAGAGAATGAAACAGATTTAAATCATTTTTGGACGACAAGAGATTTTCCTACAAAATCTATTCTTCCCTCTTTACAATCAATATTTAATGATTTAGATAAAAAAGAGCTATTATTTAATGACTTATTAAAGTCAAACAAGGAGCGACATAATGAATAAAGCAATAAATATACCAGACTTTACAATTAATCAATTAATATATATTGTTGACTTTGATGATTTTATCATAGAACGAGGAGTGATAGCTAAACGTTATTGTGATGAGGATGATAATTATTTGTATATACTTAAAAACGATAGATTCGAAGTAGAATATGAAGAAGAAAATATGTTTAAAACTTTTCAAACAGCTAAAAATTATATGGAAGATATTGTAAAAGAAACTTTACAAGATGTTAGAAAATTAAGTCAAAAAGATATAAGAGAGATATAAAGTGGAATTAAAACATCAAGTAGTAAGTTTAGAGTTAAGTAAGCAGTTAAAAGAGGCAGGTTACAAGCAAGAGGGGATTTGGGAATGGATAAAATATAAAGATAAACCACTCCAGCTTTTAATAATAAAAAGAATAATGACTCAAGAGTTAAGAATTATAGATTTCCAATATGTCGCCCCTACAGTAGCAGAGTTAGGAGAAGCGTTGCCAAAGTGGAATAAGACTTGGAAAATATCTAAAAAGTCTTGGAAGGGAAGTAATATTGAGAATACATTTTATCGAAGTGCCGACACCGAAGCAGATTGTAGAGCAAAAATGTATCTACACTTAAATAAAAAAGGATTAATATAAAATGCGTTATTTTTTTACAGCAGATTATCATTTAGGACATTTCAACATAATTAGATACTGTAATCGTCCATTTTCTTCATTAGAAGAAATGAACGAAATTATTATTCGTAATCATAATCAACGAGTAAAACCAGAAGATATAGTATTTTTTAATGGAGATTTTTGTTTTAGAAATAGTGCTGGAGGTAAAAAAGGAGAAGGAGAAACTTTTAAATCTGATTACTATATTAAACAACTTAATGGAAGATTTGTATTTATTAAAGGAAATCATGATAGAAATAACTCATTAAAAACAATTATAGAAAGATTAGTTGTTAGTTATGGTGGCAAACGAGTTAACATTGTACATAATCCTATTCACGCAGATAATAACTATACAATCAATTTGGTTGGTCATGTTCATAATAATTGGATGTTTAGAAAATTGAATCATAAATCAGATATGATTAATGTAGGAATTGATATGTGGGATTTTAGACCAGTTACTTTTGAAGAGATAATGAAAAAATATAATCAATGGAAAAAATCTAATAATGAGCAAAAAACCACTCAGTAAAAAAGAAATTAAAGCCAGAAAAGCAGAACAGAACAAAAACAAGCGTAAGAAGATAGATTATAGGCAGTTTGCTAATAAATTTTTTAAAAAACCTACTGACCATCTTCCATTAATCATTGGAGGTATTGGGTTAGGTACAAAGTCTTACTGCTATAATTGTCAATCTATAGTTTCAAAGACTAAAACTATAGAAAAGGTTACAACTTGTGGTAGATGTGGAAGTACTTTCATAGAAATGAGAGAAAAAAATCCTAGTCGGTGGAAAAAGATATATTGGAAATGGAAAGAATTTCGGTATCTAAATATTAAAATTAGAAATGATTATCAGAATAATTGGATAAATAGAAAACAATGAAACTGATTTGTATAGCTGACACTCATTGCAATTATAAGAATCTTGAAGTTCCTGAGGGAGATATCTTAATTCATGCAGGTGATATTGATGCGTATCAATATTCTTCAGAACTCAAAGATTTTAATAAATGGTTAGGTAAATTACCTCACAAATATAAAATAGTTATTGGTGGCAATCACGATAAATATTTATTTGAGACAGATACTAATAAAATCAGAAGCTATCTTACTAATGCTATTTATTTAGAAAATTCTGGGTGCGAAATAGAAAAAATTAAATTTTGGGGGTCTCCAGTTACTCCTCGCTTTGGAAGATGGTTCTTTATGGCTGAAAGAGGAGCAGATATTAATGAGTATTGGAAAATGATTCCAAAAGATACTGATATACTTATTACTCACGGTCCTCCTTACAATATATTAGATGCTGTCGCTTTCAGTTATGGCAATCATCATGTAGGATGTAGTGAATTATTGAATATAATAAAAAAGATTAAACCAAAATTCCATATTTTTGGTCATATACATAGTAGTTCAGGGATTTATAAAGAAGATAATACAACTTTTGTTAATGCTTCTATTTTAGATGAAGATTATCAAGTAGCATATGAACCTATAACAATAGAAATATAATGGCAAAAGAACACAACGACACAGATATTGTAATAATATTATCTATAATACTACTACTAGCAATATCAGTATTAGTTTTTCTTTGCTGGGGGATATAATGACAAAAATAAATGAACCTTCTAATTTAACATTAGAAGAAGTATTTAAAGATACAAAAAAGCCATGGAAATGGTATAATCATGTTTGGTGGTGGATAAGATATGGTATTTGGAATAAAATTACAGATTTAAAATGGCAAATTCCTAATATTATTAGTCGTGCAAAAAGAGGATGGGGACATGCAGATACTTGGGGATTCTCTGATTATCTATCAAATGTTATATCAGATGGTATAAAACATCTCAAAAAAATTAAACATGGATATCCTGCTACATTTAATGAAAAAATTAATGATTTAGATTATAATGAAAAACGCTGGGATGAAGTTTTAGATAAAATGATTTGGACTTTTGATACAGCGAAAAAAATTCAATATAATTATCCAGAGAATGAGTGGTTATATTCACCTACTAAAGATTGGGATAAAGGAAAAGACTTGAGAGATAAATTTAAAGACGGAAAATTAATGAAGGTAATGACTAAAGAAGAATGTTTAAGATATGAAGAAGGATGGAAATTGTTTCAAGAATATTTCTTTAGTTTATGGGACTAAAACATGTGTAAAATAATAGCAATACTTATGTTTCTTATCCCTTACATACTTTTCTTATCTAGTATGTGGAAAGAAGCAAAAGATTATGTGTTAATAGCAATAGGAATAACTACCCTCTGTACTGTATATTGGGGATTAGCAGGATTTCTATTAGGGAAATAAGCAGAAAGGGATGGGAAAAATGTCAAGAAGAAGCAAAACAAAAGGTGTAAAAAAACATAGAAAAATTGGGCACAAACCTAAACATAACAAGAAATCTGTAATGGAAAGAAAAAGATTAAGAGAGAGCCAAAATGCAAATGCCTGATTGGATGAAATCTGGAGCGTTCATAATAATATGTATGATAGTATGGGATTTAATTAGAATTCCATTACAGGCATGGATTACCAAGTTATTCATGAGTGACAATTTTAAAAAAATAGAAGATAGTGTGGAAGATATAGAAGAAGTTGTTGAAGAAGCTTTAGAAGAGGACCAAATAAATGAAACTAAAAACAAAACTGATAGAAAAAGCATTTAAAGGAAAAGTCATTCCATTTATAACAGTAATGGGAATTGATACAGCATCTAGAACTGGTTGGTGTAAAGCAACTACAGCTCCTGACTATGTAACTTTTGATTATAATTTTACAGATATTAAAACCAGAGACAAATATTATAAGTATAATCAATATATAGATATTTTTACTAATCTTTTAAAATCGGAAATAGATATAATAGTTATTGAAGAAACTTACTATAGTAAAAATGTTAAGACTTTCCAATTATTATCTCGATTAGGCGGTTTCGTATATGCAGCCGCTCATACAGTAGGAATAAAAGACAAACGTTTTATACTAGCAACTTCTGCTAGAAAAAAATTAGGTTTTAAAGGAAATCTTAAAAAACAAATAATTCAGAAACAATTTATAAAAAAACTAAAGATAAAAATAGATGATGAAGACATCATCGATGCCATGGTTTTGGCAATGAACGGAATTTTGGAGGAAAAAATATGATAATATATTTAATTGGATATTTATTAGTCGGAATTGTAACTGCAATAACATGTTCTTTCTTATGGGCTTTCGGGGGAGCAGAAAATACTGATAAAAATTGGAGAAGAATTGGAGTTCCAGTTGCAGTAGGAGTAGGAAGTTTTATAATAGCTTGGATTAGTTGGTCAGCTTTGTTATGGATTGTCTTAGCTTGTCTAGCTTTATATGCAGCTACTACTATTGGATATGGAATTCCTGATGAAAATGATGAAGGTTCTCCGTTAGGAAAATTTTGGTATTTGTTTTTTAATCAAGATGCTAAACAAGCAAATATTTTAACGAGAGCAACTGTTGGATTAGCATATGGAGGTTCACTTGCATTACTTTCCTTCATTAAAGGACATTTGTTTTGGGGATTTGTCGTAGCTATAATATGTATGTTAAATACAATATATTGGGCTTGTTTTGATAAAGAAGGACCTTTTCCTCTAGATTTAGGATTTGTTAAATTAAATTCAGAAGAAGTATTTATTGGTATTGGAATTGGTATTTGTACAGTATTGGCTTTAATATAATGAAAAAATGGCAGAAACTTCAGTGGTATGTTGCTCGAAAATTAAAAGAACTAGGAATAAAAGCAAGACCTACTAAAGCTTCAGGAGCAAGTACAGAGCTAGGCGATATTTTAAACGAAGTTTTTTTAGTGGAATGTAAACAAAGAAATACTAAAAGTGTAACCATAGATTTAGCTACTTGGGAAAAAAATAAAGCGAGATTACCAGTGAATAGTAAACGTATACCAATATTAGTATTGGAAAATAAAGAAATTAAAAGATTTGTAGTTCTTGAAGCTCATGATTTTTTTGAAATGTTAGGGAAACAGGAGTAAACATGACAAACAAGAAAAAAGAAATAGTTTATAAGACTAAAGATGACCGTAAAACAGCTCTTAAAAATATGATGAGAGATATTAATAAAAATTTAGGAGATAATGCTATAAAGTTTGCTAAAGATGAAAAAGCCAAAGATAGAATTCCTTTTGGAATTGAAAAAATAGATGAATTTACTGGTGGTGGTGCAGTCAGAGGAAATTTCTGTATATTATATGGAGGAGATAGTACGGGTAAAACTTCGTTAGCTTATGCACAAATAGCTAAGAGTCAAAAAGAAGGATTAAATTGTGCTCTTTTTGATTTAGAACATAGTTTTGATGGGATAAGAGCCGTAAGTTTTGGTGTAGATTTGAATAAATTAATTCTAATAGAAAATATTAAAACAGCAGAACAAGCTATGGATATTTTGATTAAACTTTGTAAACAAAATGTTATAGATTATGCTGTTATAGACAGTATTCAAGCAATGTCTCCAACAGGGCAACAAGAAACTAAAAAGGGAGCAGAGAAGTCAGTAGAAGATGACAATATAGCATTATTAGCTAGAAAAATGAGTCAGTTCCTTGTTATGTCTAAAGATGCAGTATACAGTGCTAATGTAGGGATATTAATGATAGGACAAGTTAGAACAGGTATTGGTCCTTTTATGTCAACTAATGTTCTAACAGGGGGATTAGCCCAGAAACATTATTCTTTAATTACTTTACTCATAAGAAGAGGACAAAAAGCAGATGCTCCTACAGAGAAATATAAAGAATATCTTGAAGATGAAAGTGATAAACAACATTATAAAACGAAAGAAAGAATTATAGGATTTGATTGTGTTCTAAAAATAATAAAAAAGAAAATAGGTGGTTGTCAAGTTGAAGGAAGTCAACTTCATATACCCTTTTATTTTGAAACAGGATTTTCTCAACCAGAAAAAAAAGATGAGGAAGAAAATGAGAAGTAAAATAAAGAAATCACTTTATACTTATGACCCTAAAAAAAATAAAAAAGTATTAGTCGGAGTCTATACATATGGTTTCTTCTTTAAAACAGTGTCTTCTAAACATTTTATGATTAAAGAACAAGGATATGGTATTCAAGAAGATGTAATAGAGCAATTAAAAGAATTAGGGTGTGAAAGAGTTTATATAAAAACACCTACTCATATTTATAGAACTGAGTTTTCAGAATGGTTAGAACAAGATATTAAAAATTATTGTCATGGAAATCAAAGATTTCTTTCTGTAGCTAAAACAAATCCTGTAACGTATGAACAAGAACTCAGTTTATTTTAAGGAGACTAAATGAATTATCAAGAAGCATTAGTATTATTTGAATCAGAAGATAATATTTTAGATTTATTGGAAAAATTACAACCGATTTTTGAGAGAGTTAATCATTACGGAACTTTATTTCAGAATCATCAAATTTCAATGAATTCAGAAGAATGTAAAAAAGCATTAGATGAATTAACAGGTTTATATATGTATCTTAATCCAATTTACTCTGTTGCTTTATCTGTTAAACAGAATAAAGAAGATGAATATTATGTTCAAAAACGAAAAGAAATGATAAAAGAGTTAAAAGGAAAAAGAATTATATCAGCTCCTATTGATAGAGAAGCGTCTGCTCATGTAGGTAAACATCGAATAATTAGAAATTTATTAGAAAAATATACAGAATCATGCGATAAAGCAATTTCATCTTGTCAATCCATACTAAAATATATGGGAGAGGAAATAAAGTTAAATAAATGAAGCTATTAAATATTGCTAATACTAAAAGATTAGTTCGCTTATTTTGTAGAGACGAAAACGGAAAACAAATAATTATAAATGATAACTCGTTCTATCCGTTCTATTATGAACCATCTCCACAAGGTAAATTCATAGGATATGATGGAGTAAAATTGAGAAAAGTATTTTGTTCTGAACCAAAAGAAATTCCTCTTCAACGAAGCAACAAAAGCTATAGTAGTGATATTATTTTTGTTAAGAATTACATGATTAGCAAAATAGATAAATTGGATAAAACTGTTGTGAAATATCTATTTATAGATATAGAAGTTCTTAATGAGGATGGTATATTTCCTGAACCAAAAGATGCATTATATCCTGTAAGTTGTATAACTATATACAATTCCTTGCATAAAAACATACAAACTTGGTGGCTTAAAGATTTTAGAAATGAAGAAGAGATGTTAGATAGTTTTATTGAATATGTAGCATTAGAAAAACCAGACATTTTATTAGCTTGGAACATTAATTTTGATTACGATTATTTATATAATAGAGTGCCTAATTTTGCTAAAAGAATCAGTCCTATAGGAAGAGGAAGATTTCAAAGTAGAAAAGAATTATTCTATCCAACAGGTATAAGTATTGTAGATTATCTCGGTCTATTTAGAAAAGTATTTAAAGCAGAACAATCATATAAACTAGATGATATAGCTCAAAAACATCTAAAAGAGAAAGAATGGGGAGAAACTGATTTTGGGTTAAATGAGCATGTTAGAGAGAAGAATATCAATGATGTCAAGAGACTAGTCAAATTAGAAGAAAAGTATCGTCTAATGCCCTATTATGATGAAATACGCCGGTTATCTAAGTGCCAGTGGGAAGACTTATACTATAATTCGAGAATTGTAGAATGTTTACTGTTAGAAGAAGCAAAACTTAAAAATATAGTGCTTCCTTCAAGACATGAAAGAACAACAGAAAAAGTGGCATTTAAAGGAGCAACAAGAGAAGCAGCAGAGAATGGCGTTGTTTATGAAGTCGGGAAATTCGACTTAGGTTCAGCTTATCCTTCAATGATATACAACTTCTGTTTAGATACAATGAATAAAAACGATAACAAAGAAGGTATAGAAGTTGATGGTATGTATTATAAACAAAATGAAGATGCTTTATTACCTTCTATAATTAAAAAAATATTAATAATAAAAGATGATTTAAAAAGAGCAAAAAAGATAGACCCTTCTCTAGATAGTCAGTATGAAGCAATAAAAGCCATTGTAAATTCTTGTTATGGAGTAATGGGAAATGAATATTTTAGATTATATGACCCAGATATAGCCGCCTCAACTACATATTTAGTTAGAGATTTATTAATGTATTGCAAAAATAAATTAGAAGAAAAAGGTCATAAGATTATATACTGGGATACAGATAGTTTATTTTTGAAAGGTAAAGATGATATCAGCAAACATCTTAATCAACTTATTCAAGATTGGGGTAAGAAATATGGAAAAGAAAAAATTGATTTATTTTTTGGATATGAAGGATTTTTTAAGAGTTTATTTATCTTAGGAAAATGCCACTATTATGGTTATATAGATGGTAAGAAAGACCCTGAAATAAAAGGCGTTGAAATAAAAAGAAGCAGTTCTTCTAAATACGAAGCATATTTTCAGAGAGAATTATTAGAAAAAGTAATTAATAGAGAAACAAAAGAAAATATATTAGATTGGGTAGATACAGAGAGAGAAAGAATCAAAACACTACCTGTAGAAGAAATAGCTTTTCCATGTAAAATATCTGGAAAGAAATATAAAACAGTTGTAACTAGAAAAGATGGAAAAACATTCAATAAGAAACCTCCAATATTTGTTAGAGCATATGAGAATACACAAAAGATACTTTCTAATTTTAAATTAGAAATAGGAGAATTATTTTATTATATATATGTTAACGCATTAACTACTAACTGTGATGTGTTAGCATTAACCAAAACTAATAAAGATTTTATTGATTGGAAGGAAAATATTAATTGGAAAGAAATAATAAGAAGAAATATAATATCTAAAGCAAAACCAGTATTCGAAGCAATGAACTGGGATGCTGACATTTCAGAAACTGATAACAAACAATTAACATTTAAATTTTAGAAAGGAGGAAGATATGAATTATTTAGTTTATTTGCAAAGTAAAGAAGACAAGTTAATTGATGTTACAGTTTGTAACGAAACCGAGTTTGCTAATCTATTACAACATATAGATTCAAAAAGATATGTTGTAACTGAGGCTGTAAAACTAGCGGATAGGTTACCAATTTACAAAGAGTTTTGTAAAAAAGAAGACAGCCTGGAAACAGGGAAAAATAAATAAAAAGGAGGAAAATTATGTTAAGTAATAGAGATTTGTACGCAGAAATTGAATCCATTGAAAAAAGAATGGAAGCTATGGAAGAAGGTCAAGCTAAAGATGCATTGAAAATAGGAACTCTTCAGTTAAAGTTATTGCACAACATCAGAGCTAACACAGTAACAGTCATGAGACATTTTAACATCGAACTATTGAAATCACAACTTGGGAAAAAAGAAGAAGAGCAGACTGACAAAGAGAAATCTAAGTCAGAAGAGAAATAAGTTTAGAGATAAAGTTGCCAAGACCGTAAAGAAAAATGGTCTTGGTAGCTGTCTCTGAACTAAAAAAATAAGAAAAGGAAGGTAAACTATAAATGGCTTTGACTAAAAACGCTAAAAATTTATTAGAACAACGCTATTGTCATTCTGATGAAACATATAAAGATGTATATCCTAGAGTAGCAGGTGTTTTATCTTTAGGAGATACAAGATTTGAAAAAAAGTTGCGAAAAGCCATGATGGATGGTATATTTTTGCCTAATTCTCCTTGTTTACGAAATGCTGGTATTAAAAAAGGTATGCTTCATGCATGTTTTGTTCTTCCTATTGATGATGATATGGAAAGTATTACAGATACTATTAAAAATATGATGAATATTTTTAAACATGGAGGAGGAGTTGGTATCAATTTCAGTAAACTAAGACCGAAAGATGCAGAATTATCTGGAGGAGGAACTTCCAGTGGAGTAGTGTCTTTTATGGGCTTATTTAATACAGCTACTGAAGTAGTTAAACAAGGGGGGTTCAGACGAGGAGCTTTGATGGGAGTTTTGAATTTTGAACACGCAGAAATAATGGAATTCATCAGAAGCAAACTTACTGGTAAACTTACTAATTTTAATATATCTGTTTTAGTTAGTAATAAATTTATGGAACAAGTTGAAAAAGGAGAAATTATAGAACTTAAAAATCCTCAAGATGATAAAATTTGGGGAACAATTAATGCTAAAACTATTTTTGATGTTTTATGCTTTTCAGCATGGAACAGTGGTGACCCAGGATTTTTATTTTATGATAGAATAAATAAAGATAATATGTTATTTCCTAAAATCAAGATAAAGACAACTAATCCTTGTTTCACAGGAGATACTGAAATAGAAACTCCTCATGGTAAAATAGCTTTTAAAGATTTTAAAATGAAATCTGTTCCAGTATATTGTTACGATGGGAAGAAAATTAATATTAGCTGGATGAGAAACATTCGAAAAACAGGAATTCAACAAGAGGTTTGGAAATTAACTTTAGATAATAAGAAAGAAATAAAAGCTACTCCAAATCATAAATTTATGTTGAGAAGTGGAGAATATGTAGAACTTAAAGATTTAAAAATTGGCAGTAGTTTGATGCCTTTTTATAGATATAAAAGAAATTCTAAAGGATATAATCAAATAGCATTGAATAATGGGAAACATATAGGAGAAGCTCAACTAGTTTGTGAATGGTTTAATGGACGAAAAATGAAAAAAGGAGAATGTGTTCATCATAAAGATGAAGATAAGCAAAATAATAATCCTTTTAATTTAGAATTTAAAAAATCTGGTAATCATAATTCTGAACATATGAAGGGAGATAATAATCCTTCAAGAAGATTTCCTGAAAGAAATCCTATGAAACTGTATCCTGATATGTTTAAAGGTGAAAAGAATCCAATGTTTGGTCATAAACATAGTAAGAAAACTAAAAAGAAAATAAGCGAATCACAGTTAGTAAGATTACATAATCATAAAGTTAAGAAGATAGAATTTTACGGTTATGAAGATGTTTATTGTGGAACGGTGGATGCTTATCATAATTTTGTTTTAGAAGCCGGAGTTGTTGTTTCAAATTGTGGCGAGGTTCCTTTACCAAACTATGGAGCATGTTGTTTAGGTTCTATAAATATTAGTAAATTAGTAAAATATAATAAGTTTGATTTTGATGCGTTTGGTAAATATGTAGAATTAGCTATAAGAGCATTAAGAAATAACAATGCTATCTCTTGGTATCCTTTACCAGAGATAACTAAGATAATGAAAGAACTAGACCCTATAGGTGTAGGTATAATGGGATTTGCAGATTGTTTAATTAAATTGGAAATGATGTATGATAGCGAAGAGACTCTTAAATTTATAGATGAACTGGGTAAAATATATAAAGATGTAACAGATAGATTAGCAAAAAAATGTTTTTGGAAAAGAATAATCGCACCTACTGGTTCATTAAGTATATTAGCAGATTGTAGTAGTGGAATAGAACCTGTTTTCGAAGCTGCATTTGAAAGACATCTTACCGTAGGAATAATAGAAGAAAAAAGAGAATTGTATAAGTCTAAATATTTAAGAACAGCACATCAAATAAGTCCTGAATGGCATTTAAAGATTCAGGCTCAATGGCAAAAATGGTTAGACGGAAGTATAAGTAAGACTATCAATTTACCTAATAGTGCTTCTGTAGATGATATAAAGAAAATATATATAGATGCTTGGAAAATGGGATGTAAAGGAATAACTATTTTTAGAGACGGTAGTAAAGAAGGAGTATTGAGAACAAAAACAGCTTCTGTTAGAGGAAAGTGTGAAGGAGATAGTTGTCAACTTTAACAAATAGGAGGGAGTCATGGGATATAGTTATTATGGAGAAGGTTATGGTAAAGAAATAGAAGTGAAAAAAGGAAGTCCTACAACTGCGAAATATGCAATATTTTATGCTATTGATGATGACCCAGTAATATTCTGTAAGAATAAAACTGAGATGAAAAAAGAATTAGCAAAAGTGAATAAAAAGAAAAATGTAGATAAAAAAAGTATCAGGATATTTGAATTAGTTGAAGATGCAAAATAATTGTAAAGGAATGAAAATGAAATGACAAGACCAAAAGCCAGAAGAAGAAAGAAAAAAAGAGGTAATAAAAAAGCTAAAAGTTTAGAATTACATAGAAAAAAACATGGAAAAAACAGAAAAAAAGAAAGGTAGGGTTTAATGTATGATAGATTTAAAATCGTTGAAAAAATCTGAGATATTAAAAAGAGCGGCTTGGAAATGTCCAGTACCTGGTCATTCTAAACATAATGGTTTAGAACATCCGAGATGTTATGATAAATTAAATAAATTAACAGGAGAAAGAGTGGGAGTTTTGGATATTGAAACAGAAGATTTATCAGCAGAATATGGAATTATTTTTTGCTGGTGTCTTCTAGATATGGAAACAGATAAAATACATGAAGATATAATTACTGCAGAAGATGTTAAAAAATATAAATCTAATAAACGTAACAAACAGCCAAGAGAAGATACTAGAGTAATAGAAAGTTTAGTAAAACTTCTAAACAGTTATGATAGAGTAATTCTGCATTATGGTTCATATTTTGATTTAAAATTTATAAGAACTAGAGCAGTTATTTGTGATGTTGATTTTCCTACATATGGCCTACTTAATCAGTCAGATACTATAAAAATGTTATGGTCTAAATTTAAATTAAAGAGAAATAATCTAGCAAATGCTACAAGAGTACTAGTAGGCAAAACTAGAAAAGACCATTTATCTCTAGCTATTAAACATGGTTGTTTAAGAGTGGAAAAATGGGCATTAGATGATACTATTAAACATTGTAGAAAAGATGTATTAGATACTAGAGATTTATATAACATTATACATCCTTTTGTTAGAAAAACCAATACTAGTATTTAGGGAGTTAAATAAATATGAAAAATATACAGAGGCTTTGTCATAAAATAGCAAAAGAAAAAGGATTTTGGGACAAAGATAGAAATGATGGTGAACTAATTGCTCTTATGCACTCAGAATTATCAGAAGCATTAGAGTGGTTAAGAAATGCACAAAAACTTAAAAAAGAAGATATGTGGAATAAAGTTGAAGAAGAAATGGCTGATTGTATAATTAGAATTTTTGACTTTTGTGAAGCTAGAGGATTAGATTTAGAAACTGCTATCTGGCAAAAGATGGATGTAAATAAGAAAAGACCAAGGAAACATGGTAAGGTATTTTAACCAAAACAAAGGAGGGAAGTATGAAGCTGTTACTAAATGTTCGAGATTCTGCCCAGTCGGTAGAAAGCAAACAGTTGAAAATGTCGAATAAGTCTTTAAAGAAAGACTTAAAAATTCTAGCTAAAAATGTTGCAAAGATAGAAAAAATTAAAGAAAAGCAACTAAAAGATGCAGAGAGTCTTCATTGTCTAAAAACAGATAACACAGAGTTAAAAGGCAGTGTAAAAGATTTGCAAGAAAGAGCCAATCAGTTAATAAAAGAATTAGCAGTCTAAATTGATTAGAAAGAATCTATATAAATAGAGGAATTTTAATTATGAACGAAATGACTTTATCAAATAATGTTATTGATAATTATTATGGTATTTATATTAAAGCTGATACTAAAGAGATGAAAAAACTTTATGATATAAGTGATTCAAAAAAGAAAACAGAAGTATATATAGAAATAGATGGAAAAGTTAAAGAGATGACATTAAAAGAATTTACAAATAAAATATTTAAAGAATAAAACATAATATGCAAGTAGGAATTGTAGGACGAGGGACTGTTGGAAATGCTTTAGCATATGGTCTATCTAGAGGACATGAAGTTCTTAGTTATGATAAATATAAAACTGAATTTCAAAATATAACTGAAATAGCAAAATGTCCAATAATATTTTTCTGTGTACCTACTCCAATGACAGAAAATGGACGAATTGGGTTAGAAATTCTTGAAGATGCGGTATATGAAATTTTTAAAAGAATTGAAAAATTTTCAGGACAAATTTTTGTTATTAAATCTACAACAGTTCCTGGTACAACCACATATTTTGAAAAAAAATATTTAGGAGTTCATTGGGCATTCTGTCCAGAATTTTTAAATGAACGTTCAGCTCAAGAAGATTTTGTAAATACAAACAGAATTATCATTGGAACCTGTTTAGAATCAACTAAAACAATATTAACAAATCTTTTTAGAAATGCTAAATTTACATGTCCTATTTATCATACAGATAATATAGTAGCTGAATTTGTAAAATATTATTGTAATATATTGGGGGCAACAAAAGTTACACTTGCAAATGAAATGTATCAAATAGCAAAATTATTAGATATAAATTATAATAAAATAAAAAAATTAGTGATAACTAATAAATATTTTACAGACCAACATTTAGATGTTCCCGGTCAGGATGGGAAATATGGATTTGGTGGAAAATGTTTTTCTAAAGATTTAAATGCTTTTATCTGTTTCGCTAAAGACAAAGGATATAATCCATATTTCTTAGAAGAAGTATGGAAAAACAATATTGAATTTAGAGCCAAAGGAAATAAAAATGAAATACACAAACAAATTTAATTTACCACTGAGTTTAGTTGATGTGATAAACAATAAGACTTATGATTTATCTGAAGCCGACCCAAATAGGATAGGAGTTACTACATTAATCAATCCTCCTATAACTAGATTGCTTACTGTCCGTCATTGGAAAGAATTAGAAGAAGATGTTTCGGACCATCTCTGGAGAATAACGGGTAATGCCTATCACTATATTTTGGCCAAGACTAGTAGCAAAGATAGATTAATTGAAGAAAAATTGTTAGAAGTTGTAGATGGTATTACGATAGTAGGTAAATTAGATTTATATGAACAAAAACATAAGTCAATTGAAGATTACAAAGTTACTTCTGTTTGGGCTGTGAAGCTAGGAAGTAAAGAAGAATGGGAAAAACAATTAAATTGTTATGCTTGGCTATTACGAAAATCCAAACTTGAGGTTAAAGAAGCTTATATTAATGCTATATTAAGAGATTGGAGAAAAAAAGAAAGTAAAAAATATAATGATTATCCACCAATACCTTTTTCTAGAATAAAAGTTAAGTTGTGGTCTTTTGATGAACAACAAAAATTTGTAGAAGATAGAGTTGCATTGTACAAGTCTGTAATGAATCTTCCAGATGATGAATTACCTATATGCAGTCCAGATGAAAGATGGGCAAAAAAAGATGTATGGGCAGTATATAAACACACTAACAAAACTGCTATGAGACTATTTGATACTGAAGATGCAGCTATAGATTTTACTTATAATGTTTCTTGCAAAACTAGAATAGAAGAACGAAAAGGTGTTGATATGAAATGTCAGGATTATTGTCTCATAAACAAATTTTGTAAGTATTGGAAAGAAAATTATGAACGAAAGACAAGCAAAAAAACTTCGTAAAGAAGTATATGGTGATAAAGCTATAGTTGTAAAAACATTTAAAATAGGAGGGCAGATAATCTCTGACCCAGATAGAAGAAAGTATCAGCTTTTAAAAAAAGATTATTATAGAACTGAAGATAAAAAACCATTAGAGAAAAATGTCAAGTCAATTTGATACTTATAAACGCTGTACAAAATGTGACAAACCATTTAAAAATTATGTAGACACAGATAGATGTCCGAAGTGTAAAAGCAAAAAATATGTTATTAATTTACTAAAGGAAAAGAATGAAAATAATAAAACCAAGCGTTGAAATACTAACAATGACTCCTGATATATTAAGAACAATAGAAAAAGCAGGTAGAACTTGTTACAAATCAGAGAGCAAAATAACAAAAGACAGTTCTAAAAAGTTCATTAGTGGTATTATTAAACGAGGACACGAGTCTGTAATAGAACATGGAGTTGTTACTGTCAAGATTATATGTGATAGAGGAATTTTAGGCGAAATAACACGCCATAGATTGGCAAGTTATTCTGTTGAATCTACTCGATATGTTAATTACAAAGAGGGACTTACAGTTGTAGAACCAATCTTCTGGAGAAGAGAAGATGCTCATAAAAATGGAAAATTAAAATATATAACATGGAAAAATGCAATGATTCAAGCAGAAGAGAATTACAAAACTCTTATCCAAGATGGAGCAAAGCCAGAAGAAGCAAGAACTGTATTACCTGCTTCTCTAAAGACAGAGATAATAATGACATGTAATTTAAGAGAATGGAGACATTTCTTTAAAGTTCGTTCTGAAAAAGGTGCACATCCGCAAGCAAGAGAAGTTGCTTTTATGATTTTAGAAGAATTTAAAAAGAAAATCCCAGTCATATTTGATGATTTAAAAAATGAAAAAGAATAAAAAATTAATTCCTAAAAATAAATGTTATTGTTATAACTATTTAAAACCTATGAAAAATGGAAGATATAAAGTAATGGGTTTATGTCCATATTGGTCTATTAGAAAAGGAAAACCAAAACAAAATAATGGCTATTGTGCTTATTTAGAGAAGGGAGATTGGGAAATAAATGCTGAAAAGAGATGGCGACAAATCCATAACAAAAGAGGCAAAGATACTTATGGAAAATATAGAAGTGCTTATGAAATGGGATTTCCTATGTCATTGATATGGGACCAAGTTAAAGAATGTAAAATAAATGAGGAGGAATAATAATGTATCATGCAGGGTTTATAAATGCAAAAGATTATAATGGTAGATTGTATCGAGAAAAAATAACAGGAAATTCACTTGCATATTGCTCCCATTCATATATTATAAAACCAAGATTTGAAGATAGAGATAAAACTATTGCCAATGAATTCTCTTATCCTGTAAAAACATTTGATGGTTTCAAAGGAATATGCGAATATTGTGGAGAAGTAATTTTAATACGTTCAGAAGATGTTATAGATGATGAAACTTTTGATAAACGAATAGATGAAAGAGTAAAAGAAATAAACGAAAAATCAAGGAGAAAAAAATGAAGATAAGAAGAAGAGTTTATGATAAAGCAAAAGGCACTACGAAAGTTAAAATAGAAACAGCTTCGCTAGTAAAAAAAAGCGATAAAACAGTATTAGTTAAACTTGGCAATAATGATGTAATTAAAAGAAAAATAAAGGATGTAGTAGAATGGGACAAAAAGAAAAAGTGATTTTAAAAGATATACCATTAGTTATAATGTGTTTTATAGTTTTTGGTATTGGGGATTTATTAAGAAAGGTAAAACACTTATGGCGAAAATAAAGGAGGAAATATGTCAGGATTTATATCAAGAGAAGCAATGATAGAACAAATAATTTATTGTACAGCCGGAGGAGATAACTGGGATAAACATAGAAAAAACATTATAAATAATTTAAATAATTTTATTACTATGCACCACACTCCAAAAGTAGATATTGTTAGAACAGAAGATGGTGATGTATTATTTAATTGTGATAAAATAATTAGTGAAACTGTAACAAAAAAGGAATAAAATGGCGAAAATAGCCTTTGATATAGATGACACCCTAGCAAAAATAGTTGCACAAGGACAAGAATATGTCCAAGTACCTGACTATGATTTAATTCAAGTGATGAGATGGTTCATCAATAATGGAGATGAAGTTTATGTTTGGTCTGCAGGAGGAGTAGATTATGCTCAAATGTGGCTTAGAAAACTAGGACTTACTGATTCAGTAACAGTTATACCAAAAGTAGATTTGGGTGAAACACATCCTAATATGGATATTGCTTTCGATGATTGTGAAACTAAATTAGCTAAAGTAGATATTATAGTAAAAAGAAAATTAGGAATTGGACCAAAAAGAACATGAAGAAATCAGTAATATTAATAGGGGCAGGAAAAAGTGTTAGAGAAGGAATTGAAAAAGGTCTCTGGGAAAAGATTAAAGAGAAAACTATTTGGTCTTGTAACTATGCTTTTATGACTATGCCTTATCTACCAAAAAGAGAACTCTTTGTAGATAGAGAATTTTATCTAAAAAATACAAATGCTTTGCAAGCTATATCTGATGAAGGAGTAGAAATGATTGCTCGTTATCAGTCACATTATGAAGCAGTAGGTTCAATTACAGGATATCAAACAACAAGATTACCAACTGGTTATAAAGGTAAACAAGCATTAAAAACAGATGGAACTCCTCATATTTATATAGGAGAAATGAATTTAGTAGGAACTTTTGCACTTTCATTAGCAATAGCAGAAGACTATGAAACTATTTATTTACTCGGTTATGATTTTGGACCAACAAGTTATGAAGATAAAGATACTCATTATTATCAAGGAAAATTAGATGTATGGTCTGTAGGTGTAGGAAACCCATCAGTTTATTTAAAAACTGATGGAAAAGTTGCAGATAATGTTAGAGATTTTAAAGTTTTTACACAAGAGAAAGATATTCAGATTTTTAATGTATCTTTGAATAGTAATATTCCATATTTTACAAAACTCTCATATGAAACGTTCTTTAAAAAGATAGGAGATAATAATGTTTAAATGTAATAAGTGTGGGAAAACTACACAACCAAGAGAAGGAATGAATAAGATAATGTTAAATCGTAGAGAAAAACAATATTATACTGCAACTTTTAGACATAAAAAAAATAATAATAAAATGATAAAATACGTTAAACCTTATGATGAAGAGTTGGAAAAATTAAAAAGAGATAATTGGGAACTTATTTCTGAAAAACAGACTAAAGGATGGGAAATAGTTTCCGAATTAAATTTGTGTGAAGAATGTAATAGACAGAATATAGAGAAAATTAAAACGGAGGAAACAATTAAAACATGAAGAAAAAAATTCTAGCTTTAGTAATGATTTTGTTCTTAATGGCAAGCCCAATAGTATTGGGTGATGCAGGAGTCGCAGGAGTTATTGGTTCAGGTTCGGCAAGTGATTCGACTTCCACTGCAACAGGCGGTGCTGGTGGCGCAGGTGGTAATGCAGTAGCTGGTGGTGGAACTGGCGTAGGGACAGGAGTAGGAACAGGCATTGGTGGAGACTCAAGTGCTATGTCAGGTTCTAACGCACAGCAATTAGGTATAGTAGAACAAGGTAGCGAGCAAGCTACTGCTGTAGATGCAAGTAAAAAGAATAATGTATTTGCACCAGTATTTGTTGCACCGTCGCTTAACCCAACAAAGGGAATGGCAGAGGCACAACTCAATACCTTTTTTGGAGGATTAGGTTTTTCACAGACAGAAGAGTATTCAACTTGTTCAGAAAGCATAAAGCTAACGCTTGAAGCTTTAAGAGCAGGTATTATTAATATAGATGAAGCAAAAGTAGAATATCTAGCAGCAAAAGCACAATATAAAGATGCAACAGCACCTAAGAGACTTTGTAGCATAGGTCCAAAAACAAGAGGGAGACATCTTCTTAATGGTTTTGGTTTACTAGCTAACGATGGTTGTAAAGAGTTCAATACTGATAATTTGTTCGGGTTGAAAAATTTATTTTCAAAGAAAAACAAGTAAATTAAATATTCTGTCTATTACATTTAATTTAAAATATTATGAAAGTAATTATAGCAGGAAGTAGAAATATAAATAATATTGCATTAGTAGAAGCTGCTTGCTTCAAAGCTATGCAACGTTGGAGAAAGCATGGAGTTGGATTTTACATTACTGAAGTAGTTTGTGGTGAAGCTAGAGGAGTTGATAGCTTAGGTAAAGAACTAGCTAAAAAAGCAGGAATTCCTATAAAATCATTTCCAGCTGATTGGGATAAATATGGGAAACAAGCAGGATATATTAGAAATGCAGCTATGACTAAATATGCAGAAGCATTAATAGCAATTTGGGATGGGCAAAGTCGAGGCACTAAAATGATGATAGATTTAGCTAAAAGAGCTAAATTAAAAGTATTTGTTTATCAAGTAGAAGGATAAAAAATGACTATAATAATTCAAGCTAAAAAAATAATAGAATCTTTATCTCAAATGAAAGAACAGCCTGCTTCAGTTTCAGGAAAATATCATTTCGGAGAAACTTTATTAGAACATACTGAACGTTGTGTTAGTATAATGTATAATATTTGTGATAGTTTGAATATTCAAGAAAGCGATAGAGAAATGTTAGTTGCTTCAGCTTATTTACATGATATAGGTAAAGTACTGATTACTAGAAAAGGTCATGAAGATTTATCTTGTTGGAAATATTTTTCTAAAACAGGTTATAGTAGAATAGATGCTTTTATGCATTTACATCCTATATTATCTGCTGTTATGTTAGATGATTTTGAACTAGATAGAAAAGAAGAAATAAAAAGATTAGTTTCTGTTCATATGGGACATTGGTATAAAGAATGTCCACAACCTGAAACTTTATATGAAAAGCTAATTGTATTAGCTGATTATTTAGCTTATCAGAAAGAATTATTTAATTATAAAGAGAAATAAAAATGATAGAATATATATTATTAGGTGCATTCTTATTCGGTGTATTTGTAGGTTATATTATACGAAGTATGGAGTAAATATGAATAAAGATAAAACAAAAAGACTGTCTAAACATAGACATGAATTGAAAGAAAAAAAGAAAAAACATAGTAATAGACATAAACATACTTGGATAAAATATCAGGATTTCAATACAGTTACAATGATGAAATGTAAAGATTGCAATAAACTAGTTTTTCCAAATAAAAAAATAAATAAATGTGTAGTAAAAGGATGTTTTGGGAAGGCTAAATACAGACCACCGTTAGATACAAAAGCTTGGAAAGAAATATGCAAAAAATTAAAGTAGGATTACTAGGACTAGGTAGAACAGGACGAATAGTAGCTGAATCTCTATTCAAAGATGGAAGATTTGATTTAGTATTTGCTGTTAAAAAAACTCCTCCTAAAATTCAAGATTATGATTTTAGTGTAGAACCTAGAGAGATGCTTCCAAAATTAATTAGAGAATTTCAACCAAATATTATAGTAGATTTTACAACTCCAGAAGCTACTTTAGAAAATATAAAAAATCTAAGTGAAAATATAGGTATGGTTGTAGCTACTACAGGATTTACAGATAATCAGATTGATGAGTTAAAAATGCAATCTCTCAAGATACTTTATGCTCCAAATATTTCAGACGGTATAAACATCTTAATGAGTGCTTGTAAAACTATTGATAGATTATGGCCAGATGCAGATGTTGAAATAATAGAACAACATTTTAAAGGTAAAAAAGATGCACCTTCTGGAACTGCAAAAAAGATAGCAAATGTATTTGAAAAAGATGTTTGTATACATGCAGTTAGAGCTGGAGGAATAGTTGGAATGCATAAAGTAATATTTGCTAGACCTAATCAAAAAATTATAATAGAACATGAAAGTTTTTCTAAAGAAGTATTTGCAGAGGGAGCAAAAAGAGCTGTATTGTGGTTACATAAACAAGAACCCGGATTTTATGAAATGAATGATATTTTTAATGGAAGATAAAAAAGAAAAGTGATTAACCCCTTGAAAGGAAGATATGAAGCTACAAGACCAAGTCGTAAGTTTAGAGTTATCTAAGCAGTTAAAAGAGGCAGGATATAGGCAAGAAGGCTTATGGTGGTGGCAACTGACAGGTTTTCCAATAGAAGAATATTACAATGGAAAATTAACTAATAATCCTAATAATGAAACGTTAAGAGCCATTATCGCTCCCACAGTTGCAGAGTTAGGGGAAGCGTTGCCTGATACATTTGTATCAGGACAATTAGATATAAAAAGTAATAAACCACATACCTTTGCTTGTTATGGGTGGTCACAAATTCCACAACAAGAGGCCGACACCGAAGCCAATGCCAGAGCAAAAATGTGGTTATATTTAAAAAAAGAAAGGAAGAAAAGTGGCTAAAGAAAAAATAATTCTTTCAGCAATTGTAGGGTCTCATGCATATGGATTAGCTAATGAAGATAGTGATATAGATACTTTAGGAATCTATGTAGCTCCAACTCAAGAAGTACTAGGAATACGCAATATAAAAGAAACTATACACAAAACTAATCCAGATGTTACATATCATGAAGTAAAGAAATTTATTAGTTTAGCTTTGAAATGTAATCCTACTATTTTAGAATTATTGTTTGTAGATAAGTATCTCAAACAAACTCCAGAAGGATTACTATTAGTACATAATAGAAAAGCATTTTTAAGCAGAATTATATATAACTCTTATGGTGGATATGCTATATCTCAAGCTCGCAAATTAAATGCGAAAGGAACTTTTCCATCAAAAGTAAAGAATAGATATGCAAAACATGCCAGACATGTTTATAGATTATTAGACCAAGGTCGACAACTTCTTGAAACAGGTAATTTGAATGTTAAAGTTAAGAACAGAGATGAACTGATGAGAATAGGAGAACTACCTGTATATGAATTAATTACAAAATTTGAAAAGGATTTTAAAAAGTTTGACCAAACTGTGACTACATTACCAGATAAACCTGATTATGAAACTATCAATAAAATACTTCTGGAAATTAGGAGTTACAATTAAATGATATTGTCTAAAATTTGTAGAGCATGTAAAAAAGAAAAATCATTAAGTGATTTTTATACTAATAACAGATGGAAAGATAAATTAGAACGTAGATGTAAAAAATGTTTATCCTCTCAAGCAAAAAAAAGATATTGGAAAAACCCAGAAAAATATTTACTCAAAAACAAAAATAGTAAATACGGCAAAAAAGGCAGTGTTTTTGCTAAAGCAAGAAGACTAAAGAAAGCTTACAATCTTCCAATTAAAATATGGAATACTATGTTTAAACATCAAAAAGGTAAATGTGCTATTTGTGATGCTTCTGCATTAGTAGTAGACCATAATCATAATACTAAAGAAATTAGAGCTTTGTTATGTCATAAATGTAATCGTGGTTTAGGTCATTTTAATGATAATCCAGAATTATTAAGAAAAGCAGCAAGATATTTAGAAGACCCAGTTGCAGTAATATCTGAAAAACGGCCTTGACAGATAAGCCAAATTATGATATAATAAACAAGATATTACTCGAAATAAGGAGCTATAATTAATGACAGAAAGAATTAGAAAAGAAAGAGTAACTTTATTAAAACTTAAAAAGGGAGCATCTGACCATCAAATAGAACAAATGAAAAAGTTTTTGGTCAAACATGATTTATTTAAAAAATATATTCCTGAAGAAAATGCTTTTGAAGTAAAAGACCAACAGAAAGCAAAAAAAATTCTAAATGATGCTAAACAAGGATTAGATACATGAGTCAGTTTTGTAGAATTTGTGCAAAGAAAATACAAAAAGACAGAACAGGGCATGAACAAGTTTGTAACAAATGTATTGATAGTTTATCCCCTTGTCCTCATTGTTTTAGTATGACATATACTATTAAAGATAAATGTGGAAAATGCAAAGAAAATAAATTAAAATGTATAATAAAGTAAAAGAAATTATCAATCCAGTATATATTGTAGGTGGTTCTGTTAGAGACGAAATTATGGGAAAGAAACCCAAAGATTACGATTTCTGCACTCCATTACTACCTGATGAAATTGAAAAAGCTATAAAGAAAGCTGGTAAGAAAGCTTATAACATCGGTAAAAGATTCGGTACTCTTGGAATGACTTTCGATGGCCAAATGGTTGAAGTTACTACTTTCAGAACTGAACAATATACTCCTGGAAGCAGAAAACCTCAAGTTCAATTTGTCAATGATATTACTGCAGATTTAAGCAGAAGAGATTTTAGAATCAACTCAATAGCTAAAAGAGATGGCAAATATATTGACCCCTTTGGTGGCAGATTAGATATAATGGAACGCAGTATTAAATGTGTTGGAGAACCAAAGGCTAGATTCAAAGAAGACCCCTTAAGAATGTTAAGAGCTGCTAGATTTGCTTCTCAATTAGAATTTAGTATAGACCAGTATCTAGAACAAATGGCTAAAAAAATGTGTCATAAAATTCTAGAAGTTAGTAAAGAGAGATGGATGATGGAGATGGATAAATTACTTGTAACTGAACATCCAGAATTGGGTTTAGACTTTTTAGCTAGAACTAAATTACTGAACTTTATGTTTCCAGAATTATCTTTACAAGTAGACTATGACCAGAACAATCCATTTCATAGTTTAAATTTGTGGGAACATACTAAATTAACTGTATATTATACTCCAAAAGATGTCAACTTACGATGGGCTTCATTATTACATGATATCGGTAAACCTTTTGTTAGAGGAGAAAAAGACAATCCTCCCAGAAGTAATTATATTAAGCATGATTTACTCGGAAAAGAACTTGTAGAGAAATATGCACGATATTTAAAATGGTCCAACGAAAGACGAGAGAAAGTCTCTGAATTAGTTTTAAATCATTTACTAACAGGAAGTCCTATATACGAAGCTGATAAGAAAGCTCATTAAATGAAAGTAAGGGGGTATAATGGCATTAAAAGTAGGATGTATAATGTGTGGTAATGAACTTCAAGAACCCGGAGCAATACTTTTTGCATCACCAACAGAGATAGGGCTGTGTGCTAAATATCATATATGTATTAAATGTCAAAAAAGTGTTATTATTTTTATAACTGAAAAAATGTTACAAAATAAGAAAACTCATTAAAAGGAGAAATATATGCCTGGATTAATACTAGAAACAGATTTATCTGAACACTATAATTGTACCAAGTGTGGTCAATGTTGTCATTTTTTTGAAATGATAGTTAACCCACAAACACTTAAAATCGATGGTTTGTTAGTTAAAGAAGCATTTAAAAAAGAATTAAGAGTAGATTTTAAAGATGTAGGACAATGTTCAGTTAAAGTTAATGTTACATGTGAACATTTTGATAATACTAACGGATTGTGTAAGATATATGACAGAAGACCAAAAATTTGTAGAAATCATTTTTGTCAACGTTATCCGAAAATAGATGAGGAAAAATGAAAATTATAATAGGAAACATAATAAAGAAGCTTTTACATACAGTAAAAACAAAAATATCAGTTAGTAAAAAAGAAATTAGAATAAATGGTGAGAAAATTGATATAAAAATTGATGATAAAGATGAAATTAAAATTATTGTAGAAGGAGGAGTCGCAGATATTGATGCTAATGTTGTTATAGTGAAGGGTAATGTTAATGGTAATATAAAAACAAATAGCATTGAATGTAAAGATGTTAATGGTGACATAGATGCGAATTCTGTTATATGTAATAAAATCAAAGGTAATATAGACTCATTGAGTATTATAAATAATTAAAAATGAAGAAGATAAATAATAAATTGCGTGGTTGCGATAGCGGCAATTCGACCTGCCTGTAGAGCAGGTGCTCTTCGGAGCTTCGATGGTTCGAGTCCATCACTACGCACCATTATTGGGAGGTAGTTTAATTAAAACGCCAATCGTAAGTGGAAATGTAACGTCAAATCGTTTCCCTCCCAGCCAGCGAGTGTAACAGAATTGGTATATGTACTCGGCTTAGACCCGAGGTTTTAGAGGTTCGACTCCTCTCACTCGTACCAAATGGAGAAAATAAATGAGTAGAGAATATTTGCTGAAAATAGATTTTGAAAAACACTATAAGAAAAAAGAATTAAGAGACTTTTTTATTAAATGGTGTGGTAAAGACCAGATATTTAAAATAGAGCCTGACTATGTAGTTGTAGAAATGGGATGCAGTAGTGGTTTAGATGCTGATGAATATATGCAAGAATTATATACTCAATTACAAGAACAAGGTTTTAAACTAGAAAAAGAAGATATGCTATGTTGGAGTTTACATCCTGACAGAGCAATAAGTTTGGCGGAGTAGTCCAACTGGCAGAGGCAACGGTCTTAAAAGCCGTAAAGTGAGGGTTCGAATCCCTCTTCCGCTACCATTATTAAGTCTGAGAAAGAGATAAAAAAATGTTATTAATTTTGGGAATAATATTAGTTATTTTAAGTTATTTTATGGCTTATTGGTCTGCATTAAAATATATTATCGGAGCTATAGGAACTGGTTTGATAATTGGATATTTGTTAAATTTTTTATAATAATATGTGCGAGTGATGCAACGGCAGACATGCTTGTTTCAAAAACAAGCTTTTATAGGTTCGAGTCCTATCTCGCATACCAATAATGTAAAAAGATTTTGAATAGTAATTTTTTAACAGGGAAGGTAAAAGATGAAAACAATAAACAGTGAAACCCTTGTCGGTGGACGTTATACAACTCATGATTGTGAAGTAAATATTTTTGAAATTCTGAAAGATGTTGATGCAAGAATATCAAAATATGGACTCGAAATTGTTCTAAAAGATTATAGTGGCATTGACTATGATAAAGATATATATGGTCATCCTTCTTTCGATTTTTGGATAGAGAAAAGTGATAAAAAATTATGAATAAAACAGTTGTTAATTTTATAAGAACACAAATAAAAGAAGGATTGGCACAATTAGAAGATGAGAATAGATTACTTTTTAATCGCATGTATTCTCATGACAATTTAGAAAGACCAGTAAATGAAGTTGTAGATGATATGCCAGAAGAAAAACTTAATTGGGCTTTAACTCAAGTAGAGAATAGTTTGAAGAAAAAGGAGAAATAATGATTGAAGGAAATTGTTATTATTGTGACAAACCTGTAAATAATCTTGCAGGTAATCCAAATGAATGGGGAATACCATTATGTCATGAAGATGAACCTGGAAAAGTAAAAACTCATCATATTGGATGTGTTAGCGAAAGGTTAAGAGAGAATAAGAAAATGAAAAAAGCTCTTGCTTGGGCTGATGAAGAATTATCTCGTTTAAAGACAGGTAAAGAAAGTCAATTAGTAGAAGAAATAACCAAACTTCAAGAAGAAAAGAAAAAGTTTGACAAAATATATGAAGAAGAAATGAAAACTGTGGGAGGAATTCTTAATGATAATGAAGAACTTCAAAAGAAAAATGAAGCATTAACGACAGAATTACATAGAGATTGTAAACTTACTTGTTGGGAAATGCAACAACTTCGTAAAACTATAGAACCTTTTAATAATAGTATGAAACAAAATGAAGAATTGAAAGATTGTTTAAAAGAAGCAGTTGACTTAATGGAAGATATTATTAAAGGAAAATATGAACCAGACAGTTTCACTACTCAACCATGGAAAAAGATTTTAATGATAGAAGAAGAATCTAAATGAAAGAAGCTATTTTAAAAGTATTACAAGAATTTAATGAAGGAAAATGGGGATATTATATTAAACCAATTGATAATAATACAAATATGATAATGTATATCTATGATGAAAATGGGATAAAAGAAACCAATACAAAAGAATGGATGAAAAAACAAGGATTGAATCCAGAAAAAATAGATTTTGGTAAAGTGATTGAAGAATATAAACGAGTAGGGATAATAACGGAAATATAATGAAAATAGGTTTAGACTTTCACGGAGTAATTGATAAATATCCTAATTTATTTAGAATAATAACTAGTGGATTCAATATCACTGATGGACGTTGGATAAAGAATGTTGAAGTTCATATAATTACTGGATGTAGAAAAAAAGATGTAGAACAATTCTTACAAGACCATGATATTTATTATACTCATGTTTATTCTTTAACTGATGAATTTCTAAAACACAAAGTACCTTATAAAATAGATGAAAATGGAAATCCCTCTTTTAAAGAAGCATTATGGAATACAGCTAAAAGTTTATATTGTGCTAGTCATGATATAGATATAATGATAGATGATTCAGAGATTTACGGTCAATATTTTGTTACTCCTTATATATTATTTAAAGAAATAAAATCTGACTTTATTCCAAAAGAAATACAAGAAGGATTAGAAGATGCTAAAAAAGGTAAAGTAATAAGAGTAAAAAATATAAAGAAATTTTTGAGAGATTTATAAAATGAAGAAAAGAAAAAGATTAAGAACATATGAAGTATGGTATGAACCTGACCCTATGCAGGATAGTATAGAAGTAAAAGCATTTTCTACAAGAGGTGCTAAGAAAATTGCTATGGAACAAGAAGACCTTGATGAATATCAGATAGAAAGTGTAAATTTAAAAAGGACTAGGAGAAGATAATGGCAAGACCAATAGAACCAACTCCTATATTATATGGTGAAGATGCAAAGAGATTATTAAGAGATGTTGCAGAAGTAAATAAAAAATTAGAAGACCCTATATATAGAAAAAAAGCAAAAGCTCATTTAGACTATTGTGAACAGCTTTATTTAAAGTTTTTTAGGAAACTAAAAACTTCCAGGAAGGGCCATCCGATAGCTGGCGACGGATGCTGTCTTGAAAACAGTTAGCTGTAACAGGCGTATAGGTTCGACCCCTATCCCTTCCGCCAATCCCTGTAGCCCAATCGGATAGGGCATCAGATTTCTAATCTGAACACTATAGGTTCAAATCCTATCAGGGATGCCAATGCCTATAGCTGAAATGGAACAGCATCTGACTACGAATCAGAGCAATGTAAGTTCGACTCTTACTAGGCATACCAGGTGACTGTAGTGTAATGGTTAGCATATTTGACTGTGACTCAAATGGTATGGGTTCGAATCCCATCGTTCACCCCATAAACAAAAGGAGAAATAATGAAATCAGGATTAACAATTACAGGATTTAATGAGTAAATTAGACGGTTTGGCTATTGGTGATAGAATGAAGAGATATGAAAAAGTATCTGAATTTGTATTATCAAGACGAATTCCAGTAATAATTCGCATAGATGGAAGAGCATTTCACACTGTTACTCGTAAACGTTTTGGTAAGAATTGGTCTATGGAATTTGTAGAACAGATGATAGAAACAGCTAAGACAGTTATGACTGATATACAAGGATGTAACTTTTGTTACTCTCAATCTGACGAAATAAGTTTTCTTCTGACAGATTATACTACTATACGAACAGAAGCTTGGTTTGGATATGATATTAGAAAACTTATATCTATATCTGCTTCTTTAGCAAGTTCGGTATTTTCTAGATTATACGGTAAAAATGTATGTTTTGATAGTAGAGCTTTTTCTCTTCCTCAAGATGAAGTATGTAATTACTTTATTTGGAGACAAGTAGATGCTACTAGAAATGCGATACAAATGGCAGGAAGAGAATATTTTTCTCACAAGCAACTAAATGAAAAAAGTTGTAATGAAATACAAGAAATGCTCTTCCAAGAAAATAATATAAATTTCAATGATTATCCTGTAGTTAGAAAAAGAGGGTTTTCTATAATAAAACAATTTGAACATCAAAAAGACTTTGATGAAACTATTCAGAAGAATGATAAATTATATAAAGCTGAAAGTGGTGAAGAAGTAAAAAATAGAAAGAAACCATATGCTGATTTAGAGATTCCTATATTTACTCAAGATAGAAACTATATAAAACAGTTTGTAAACGTAAGAGAGGATTAAAAGATGAATAAAAACAACTTATTACCAATTTGTGGAAATTGTGGATGTAGAAGATATACTGCTTGTAAATGTAGAAAACCTACACCTAATTCGATATCGCAAAAAAGAAAAAATTCCAGAGGTAGCTCAACTGACTGAGCAGCACACTCATAATGTGCCATATGTAGGTTTGAATCCTGCCCTCTGGACCAAATAAAGAGATTAAAATGAAAACAAATTATCTATTTTATAAAATTATGGACAAAAAGTTTCCTTCAATGGGAAAATGGTGGGTATTAGTTTTAAATACTGTAAAAAGATTATCTGATTATCAAGAAGTCCAATCGCAAAGAATGATAAACTCTTATGTTGATGCAAAAACTCAATTACGAAAAGGTCAACATGTAGAATATGAAGGATATGTTTTACTTAAAACATTAGAAAATAGAGCCAATAGAAAAACAATAGCTGATGATATGACTATTTTAAGTGAGGTTATGCAGACTCCTATGACAAACTTTTTTATAAATGGGGAAATACCTTTAATTAATTCTGTAGGTGGTTATAGATTTTTAGATAAAACAGTAGAAGTACTTGAAAAACTTGAGAAAGACGAAATGGTTTGGCCAGATGATAATGATTTAAAGATTAAAGTTTCTCGATGGCCAGAAGGTGTACATTACTATGCCAAAGTTGGTAAATATGATGTACAAGATAAAGAAGGTAACGTAAAATGGAATACATCAAAACAAGCAAGAACAGAAGCTAAAAAATTCTTAAAGAGAATAAATAATGGGATTACTAGAAAATAAAAAATTATATAATTCATTGTCTTTAAAGAAAAAGAAAGAAGCAATAGATTTTTTAAAAACTTGGATACATAAAAACGATATTAAAAAAATAGATATTGCTATAAAGAAAGAACCTGAAAGTTGGTTTGCTTCTTATCATTTTAATTGGGGCATGGCGGTTAGAAATGCCTTAAGGACTGAAGGGTGTGGAGAAAAATATTTTGGTATAGATAATCTTGATGATATATATGTAGAGTTAGTAGAAGATGTCATAAAAAATAAAAAAAGGAGTAAAATATGACAAAGAAAATCGTACATCTCATGATAGCCATGTTTATGATTATTGCTATGACTTCACCTATATCTTTCGCAACAGAAAAATCATCCGAGGAAGTTATAATAGCTGACTTTAACAGTGGTATAAAGCCCAATAAGATAGGCGGTAACTTCGGAGCATGGGATAAAGACCCTGCAGATTTCTCACAAGGTTGTGAAGAAATATTTGACAGTAAGAATAGATATGGCTTACGTGGATTCTCAATCAAATTAGACTATGATGTTGATTCTGAGAAACCAGCTTATAATGGATTTTGGATGTTCTTACAAAACTTTGATGCATCAGAGTATGAAAGCATATCTCTATGGGTAAAAGGTGATAGCGATGGATATACAACTGTATTTAAAATTGAACTCAAGAATGCCAAGAAGGAAGTAGGTCGTTACTATATAACAGAAGCAACAGAGAATTGGGTAGAATTTGTTATACCGCTGGAAGATTTCAGAGGAATAACAGACTTCTCAAGCATGACAGAGTTCGTCATTGTATTTGAAGATAGAGTTGTCTCAAACAAAGATGGCGCAATATATATAGATGATATTAAGTTTATAAAATAAAGAGAGTATTCGAGGGTTAGCTCAATGGTAGAGCAGTCGGATGATAACCGACCAATAGAGGTTCAATTCCTTTACTCTCGACCAGGGCTCGTAGCGTAGTGGTTTACGCACCTGACTTTTAATCAGGCTTACGCAGGTTCGATTCCTGCCGAGCTCACCAGGAAGGTTGGCTGAGTGGTTTAAAGCGGTGCTCTGCTAAGGCATTGAGGATTTATCTCCTCCGCAGGTTCGAATCCCGCACCTTCCGCCAAAAAGAAAGGAGTATATCATGAGAAACAAAATTATTAGAGCAGTACAAAAGAAAGCAGATACTTCAAAACAAAAGATAGATGCTTCTATTGTATCAAGAGTAGCTAGTTTAACTATAGATGAAGTAATGAAAATATTAAAAAGAAAAAGAAATAAATAAAAAGGAGGAATAAAAATGGAAAAAACTAAAGTAGTACACTGTAAAAAAGAAGCTTATGATGTTTATATAGGTAGAAATTCTATATGGGGTAATCCTTTTAGCACAGGAACTTATGGTAGAAAAGGTGCAATAATGAAATATAAACTATGGCTTGAAAGTCAGCCTCAATTGCTTAGAAAATTAAAAGAATTGAAGGGTAAAACATTAGGTTGTTGGTGCAAACCATTAGAATGTCATGGTGATGCATTGGTGGAGTTGGCTGAAAGATTGTAATGAAAAAGAAAAAAAGATGTGAGCAATGTGGAAAAAGATTTGTACCTAAAAATTCTCAACAAGAATATTGTACTGGTAAATGTTGGGAGAAAGCTAATGGGATAAACAAAAAATGATTATAGAAGGAATTGTTTTAAAAGGTTTGGGGAAAGCTAGTAAAGCAATGGCTCAATGTATAGAAGGATATAAAACTATATTAAATGAATCTATCTTTCCCGGAACATTTAATATTCAAGTTAAAAAAAATCTTTACTTACTAAGTCCAACTATTAGAAGTAATGGTGGAAAATTTTGGAGAGTTAAAATAACAAAACCAAAAGCAGTTGCTGTATGGATTTATAAACAAGTTGGTTCAGAAATGCCAGATAATCAATTACAAATATTGTCTCAACATAGATTAAGGGGTTATCTAGGAATTGGAACGAACGGGACAATACATATAGACATAAATAGAAGGCATGTAAAAAACTAATGAATAAATTTCATAATCTCGTTTTTATAAGTAATAAAATAAAATATCAAAATGGTAAAGAGGTTGATAAATTTATAATAGGAGATTATGAACTTGAATTTGCTAAACATGATACTTCTAAATATATAAATGTTTTTATTAAATGTAAAAAAATTGGAAAAGAAAAATGAAAGAAATTAAATTTAGAGCTTGGGATAAGAAGAAAAGAAAAGGTAGTAAGTCAGGTATGAGCAAATCTTTTTCTTTATTAGAAGCATTAGAAATGAATAACACTAACTTTGATGGTTGGAAAGACCAAATCTTCATGCAATATATAGGATTAAATGATAAATATGATATTGAAATCTATGACGGAGATATAATTCTTCACAAATGGGAAGGAGATTGTTATGGAGGTAGTTCAGGAGAAATGATATTTGAAGTTAAACAAGCAGAACAATCTCATTATATAAACTTTGATTGTTTGGCAGCTATATTTCCTTGGCAAATAGAAATAATTGGTAATATATATGAAAACCCAAAACTAATGAGAAAGATATGAGAGAAATTAAATTCAGGGTTTGGGATGAAAATAAAATGACATATAACTATATTCACAAAGATGCACCAACTATCTTCTTAAATGCTAAAGGTATACTTGTGAAATCAGAGAATGTTATCCTCATGCAATATGTAGGTCTAAAGGATAAAAATAATGTTGAAATCTATGAAGGTGATATATTACAATATCCTAATGAGAATTTGCTTGTTTTAATAAAATTTGGAAAATATGATAATGAAGAATGGTATGAAGATAATATATCAGGTTATGGTTATTATTTAGAAATAGAAAATAAATCAACAAAAGAAAAAAGCATAGCAGATTTAGCTGATTATAACGAGACATCGAATAACTTACAAATTATAGGAAACATATATGAAAACCCCGAACTGTTGGAGAAAAAATGAAACCAATTAAATTCAGAGCTTGGGATGGTTTGAGAATGACTACAACAGGAATAATGTTTAATAATTCTAAAGGTATTCTTGAAACTATAAAAACTTCTATTCTTATGCAATACATAGGTCTAAAGGATAAAAATAATGTTGAAATCTATGAAGGGGATATAGTAAAAGACCATACAAACGGTGCTATTATAGAAGTGACATTTGACCCAAGACTATTATCTATCCTTACAACCTTTGATAATGTGCGTGAAGTAATAGGAAATATACACGAAAATTCAAAATTATTAGAGGACACAAATGAGTAAAACTGCATTAATCACCGGAATTACCGGACAAGACGGTTCTTATTTAGCCGAAATTCTTCTCGCTAAAGGTTATACTGTTCATGGAGTTATTCGCAGAGCAAGTACAGTAAATACCGAAAGAATAGATAATCTTTTTGACCCCAAAAGTTACCAACATATTCACTATGGAGATTTAGCTGATGGTTTAGATGATTTATTATATGAGATACAACCAGATGAAATATATAATTTAGGCAGTATGAGCCATGTTAGAATTAGCTTTAATATTCCAGTTTATACTGCTAGAGTAACTGGTGTAGCTGTTCTAAGAATATTAGAAGGAATCAGAAAATTAGGTCTACAGAAAAAAACAAAATTCTATCAAGCATCTTCTTCAGAAATGTTTGGAATCACTAAACCTCCCCAAAATGAAGGCTCACCTTTCTTACCAGTAAGTCCATACGGTTGTGCTAAATTATTTGGATATCATATTACTCGTACATATAGATTAGGTTATGGAATGTTCGCAGCCAACGGAATTTTATTCAATCATGAGAGCCCCAGAAGAGGAGTTAATTTTGTTACTAGAAAAGTAACTAGGGCTGCTGTTAGAATTAAATTAGGAATCCAAGATAAGCTTAAACTAGGTAATCTAGATGCCCTAAGAGATTGGGGATATGCTAAAGATTATATGGAAGCAGTACATCTAATACTACAACAAGATGAACCAGATGATTGGGTAGTAGCGACTTGTGAATATTATAGTGTAAAAGCATTTGTAGAAAAAGTGTTCCAATATTTAAATTTAGACCCTTGGAAATATATAGAAATAGATGATAAATATAAAAGACCGAATGAAGTTCCAGCTTTATTAGGAGATAGTACAAAAATAAGAACTAAATTAGGATGGAAACCAAAAGTAGATTTTGACCAACTTGTTAAAATGATGGTTGATGAAGATATGAAATTAGCTCGAAAAGAATTGAATGAAACTATGTATCCTCCTACAGTTCCAAGTAAAGAAGATTCAGGTGAAGGAGAAAATAAACAAAATAAGGAAGTGAACTGATATGTTAAAAATTGATTATGAAATATGTTGTTGGAAAAATGGAAAATGTGAAAGTAATTGTTGTGGAGATAATAGTAAATACGATGGTTGTGTTGAAGTTTGTCCAACTAAAGCATTAGAACGAAAAGATAAAGTAATATTTTACGAGGATAAGTGTATTGAATGTGGGGCTTGTGTTGAAGCATGTAAGTATAAGGCAATTACATTATAAAGGAAGTAATGACAACCGCAAAACAAGCTTTAAAAGAAGGATATAAATGGTTTTGTATGGGATGTTATACTGCGTATAAAGTCAAACCTACAACAAAAATGCAAGGTCAAGGTTGTGAATATGATTATGAAATGTGTCGTTGTACTTGTGATTTGTTTATGTCATTTGAAGAACATATAAAGATGAGAAAAGAGAAAAAACAAAAACCCCAGAAAAAAAATGAAACAAGCATCTGGGAAAACTGGAAGAAAAAGAAATGAGAAAAATAGATATAGAAAGAAGCAGAGATTATTATAAAAAGACTTTACATATTGCTCTTATGACTATGGCACAAATGGCTAAAGTATTTGAAAAAACTGAAACATATTATAGAGACAGAATAAAAGAACTAGAGAAAAAAAGAAAGGGATAAAACAATACTTATGACTTGTGAATTTTGTAAAGAAGAAATAAAGTATAATGAATCTCCTACTGAAATGAATAAAAAAAGCTATCATAATATGTGCTATTCATTTATGATGTGGGTTAAAAGACATAAAGATAAAGTTAAAAAATTAATAGAGGAGTAATATGACAAAAAAAGAATGTAAAGCACAAACTCAAAAACATATAAATAATGTAAGATTGTTTATGCTTCAATGTATTCAAGAAATAGCAAGTAAAGCAGATATCCATGATTCATCCAAATTATCTTCTCCAGAACTTGAAACATTTGTAAAATATACTCCAAAGTTAGCAAATTCTGTTTATGGTTCAAAACAATATTATAAATTTTTAACAGCAATGAAGCCAGCTCTTGACCATCACTATAGTGTAAGCCGTCATCATCCAGAACATTTTCGTAAAGGTCTTAAAGGAATGAACTTATTAGATTTAGTTGAAATGCTATGTGATTGGAAAGCAGCATCAAAAAGACATAAAACAGGTAATTTTAGAAAGAGCATTATACAAAATCAAAAAAGATTTAAATATTCCAATGAATTAAAACAAATATTTCTAAACACTATAGATGTACTAGAGGAAAAGAAATGAAGAAAAAAAAGAAGAGAATTCCAGTAACTAAAAGACAATTAGATTGGGTTACTGAATATGTAATGATTGGTACTGCTGATATGTTTACAGATTGGTGGACAGAAAAGGGTAAGAAAATATTTCTTAAATGGGCAATAAAAAGAAAAGCAGATTTTTAAATAAGGAGGATTGTATGGTAAAAATTAGAAAAGGAAGTAAAATTAAGTTGAAAGAAACAAAGAAGGAAGTAAGAAAGCCATTTGTAAATTTTATTAATGATTTAGAAATAGCAGAATCTATTTCATATAAGAAATTACATTTGTTTCCTGTATTTAGACAGACTTTGAAAGATATTAAATTAAAAACATTAGCAGAAGCATTAAAAGAAGATATTATTGAAGTTAAAGAAACAGGAACAGTATCAGAATTAGAAATAGTTAATAAATCAAAAGATACTAAAGTATTAATTATGGAAGGTGATATTGTAAAAGGTGGAGCCCAAAACAGAGTTATAAATGTTTCTATGATTTTAGATGAAGACTCAACTGTAAAAGTTCCAACAACTTGTGTTCAAAAAAATAGATGGGATAATTTCGACGCTCCTTTTAAGGGATATAAATATTCATCTCCCAGTTTCGGACTTAATCTACATGAATCTGTAAGTAAGAATATGTTATGCTCACGAGGTACATCTGCTTATGCTGCTAATCAAAGTAAGATATGGGAAGATGTTGAGTGTCATTTATCGGAAGGTGGAGTTGAAGATGCTTCTAAAAATTTTACGAAGCTTTATGATGAAAAGAAAGATGATATTAAAGAATATGAAAAAGCATTTAAAGAAAAATTTCCACTTAAAGATAAATCACTAGTCGGTGTAGTTATTGTAATAGGTAATATGTGTAAAGTAGATAATTGTGTAGATAATGATGTATTTTTAGCTCATTGTGAAGGACTATTAGAAGGATGTTTTCTAGATGCAGTTAATAACAAAGATGATGTGAGTGCAATGTCAGTAAAAGATGTTAGTGATTTTATTGATGGATTAATTAAATGTGAGATTACTGAATTTAAAACTCCAAATAAAAACGCTGAAAATTTAGTTATTAAAGGTGATAAAGTTAAAGGAAATGTTTTGATATATAATGAGGAAGTAATTCATTTAACAGCATTTTTGGAAAGATAAAAATATGGAAATAATTATTTTATGTCTTTCAGTATCTTTAATATGTATACTTGTTGCTTTTTATTTTTTAAATGAAGCTTTAATACAATATAGAAAAAAGATACAAGAGTTAGAAAAAAGATTAAATATGTGGAATATGAGAGGAGATAGTTGTTAATGAAAGCATGGTATAGATGTTGTAAAAGCTCATGCTGGGAAGCTATTATATTTTTACAAGGATGTACATATATTAGTAGATGTATTTGCGGAACTTGGGTTATTAGAAATAGATTAGAAGAAGATACTCTTATAGATAGAATAGAACAAACAAATATTAATTTAGAGAAAGTGAATAAAAATTTAGAAGATATGAAAAATAATTTATAGGTTCAGACTAAAAGGAGAATAAATTATGGCAGAAATAATACACGAAGGACAAGTATATGCTATTCATGATACTATCAATAGTATAGAACCTAGATTTCCTATGGTATCTGAAAATCAAGAAGGCAGTAAATGGTATGGAGAAGATAGAGAAGCAATGCAAGCTTCTAGAATGTGTTATAATAAACATAAAATATTTAGAGCACATACTCATATTCTTAGACCTAGATTAAATAATTACACTCAAGAATGTTTTATAATTCATAAAGGAGTTATTAAATTAGATATTTATTCGCAAGATAAAGAACTTTTAGCTAATATAGTGGCTAGAGAAGGAGATATAGTAATATTGTATCGAGGCTATCATGCAGTAGAAGTTTTAGAAGATGATAGCATATTCTACGAAATAAAAAATGGACCGTTTACTACTGTAGATGAGGATAAAACTTATTTATAATGAATTATAATAAGTTTAACAAATATTTTTCGAGAAAAAAAATAGAAGATTTAATAAATAAATATCTTGATAAAAATCCAGATAAAGAAACAGGTACTTATGTAGATATAGGTGCTAATCACGCATTTAAAAATAGTAACACTTTCTATTATTATGTTAGAGGTTGGAGAGGATTATTAGTAGAACCTTACGCTAGATATAAACAAATTAGTAACAAAATCAGACCTCAAGATATATTTGTATCTAAAGCTATAATGGATTATGATGGAAAAATAGAAATGGATTATAATGTAATTGCTTCAAAAAAAATTAGAAAAGCAACACAGAAAAAATATAAACATGATAAGTATATAGCAGATTGTATAACTATGAATACATTGATAAAAACTTATCCAACATTTTCTAAACCAGATTTTGTAAGTATAGATATAGAAGGTAGTGAGAAAAGAGCTTTATCGAAATGCAACTTTAATATTTTCAAACCAAAGCTTATTTGTATAGAATATAAAACTAAGAAATATAATTTTAGAAAAGATTGGGAACATTTTCTTTTACCATATTATGAATTAAAAGATACTTTAACAGTAGACGCAATTTATTTAAGAAGGAAATAAAAATGAACGAATCAACAACTATAAAAGGAAAAAAATATTTTGCTCAAAACGAAGAAGAAAAAATTATTAATAAATATCTTGATAAAGACCCTAATGATTCAATTAAGGGTACTTACATAGATATAGGAGCAGGAGACCCAGTAATGATTAACAGTACTTATTATTATTACTGGAGAGGATGGAATGGTATATTAATAGAACCCCATCCAAGATATGCAAAAAGAATTAAAGAAATGAGACCTAGAGATATTTTTCTACCAATAGCTATTCATAATTATGATGGCGAAGTTGAAATGTATGACACAGCTACTATTGGAAGTTATATAGGAGACGATTATAAATCTAGACTTCAAAAAAAGAAAGATTTATTTATTGTTCAATGTATGACTATAAATTCTCTAATAAAAAAATATCCAGATTTCAGTGAACCTGATTTTTGTAATATAGATATAGAAAGTAATGAAGACAAAGCATTAGAAAAATGTGATTTTACTATTTTTAAACCCAAAGTGATTTGTATTGAAGACTTTGGTACTTATAGAGGTATTAAGGATGAAAGATTCAAATGGAAACATTATTTAACTCCTTTTTATGATTTAAAAGAAATGGTAATTAATAATCTATTTTATGTAAGGAAAAAATAAATGCGAAGTGACCCTCATTTTTATTGGATGCCGAGAAGTGGTGGAACATTTATATGGCAAGTGTTAATTAGACTTTTCCCACTTGAAAGTAAAATGCATGAATTTAAAAAAACTTCTGCTCCTATTATAATGAGTTATAGAGACCCCAGAGATATGACAGCTTCTTATTTAAGAATTATGTTTGGAAAATTTGATGAAAATAGAAATTTAATTTATATACCTCCAACTCAACAACAAATTAAGTTAATGGCAGAAGGAGTGCAAAATCAATATAAAGTTTTTAATAAATATAAAAAATTCTATAAAAATAAAAAAAATATATTGTGGTTAAAATATGAAGATTACATAAATGATATTAATATTCTTTTTGATAAAATAGAAAAATTTATGGATATGAAAGTTCCACCAGAAAGAAGAGAAGAAATTAAAAGAGAAACTAGTATACCAATTAACAAAGCTATCGCTAACAAAGTTACTCATTGGAGAGATGATGCAAAATGTGAATTTGACCACTTTGATAAAAGTAGTAGAATACATATACATCATATTTATGATGGAGAATATAAAGGATGGAAGAACTATATTCCTGAGCAATATCATAATTATTTAAATAAATTGTTAAAAGAAGAAATAAAGGAGTGGGAATACAAATATGAGAGAACCTGAACCATATTTTTACTGGACACCAAGAAGTGGTGGAACGTTTGTATGGCAAGTGTTACATAGACTAATAGTAGTATATGAGACAAGTCATAGTTTTATAGAAACAACAAGGCCTATAATAATTAATTATAGAGACCCTAGAGATATATTAACATCTTATTTAAGAATTCATTTTGGAAAATTTGATGAAAATAAAAACTTAATTTACATTCCTCCAACAAAAGAACAAATAGATATTAAAATATTTAGAGTTCAATTAGAGTTTAAAACTCTTAATGAATATAAAAGGTTTTATGAAAATAGAAAAGATATATTATATCTTAAATATGAAGATTATATAAGTGATATTAATATTCTTATTGATAAAATAGAAAATTTTATGATGCTTCCAAAAGTTCCACTGGAAAGAAGAGCAGAAATTAAAAGAGAAACTTCTATTCCTGTCAATAAATCTATTGCTAATAAAGTTAAACGTTGGAGGACTGATATAAAATGTGAATTTGATAATTATGAACCAGTTACTAGAATACATATGCATCATATCTATGATGGACAATATAAGGGGTGGAAAAATTATATTCCAAAACAATATCATAATTATATAAATGAAGAATTGAAACAAGAAATAAAAAATTGGGGATATGAAATATGACAATTGATATATTAAAACATCTATCTTTCTATAAAAATCTTGAAAAATATAACGAAGTAATACGAAAAGTAAGTAAAAAATATACTTTTACTCGAAGCCCGAACCCATCAAAAGGAGAAGCTACAACATGGTTTGACCCAGATAGGTATAGACTAGCACCTTTATCTAGAACATATCCTGATATATCTGTTATTCAATACAAAGAAGAATATAGTTTAATATTTTATCTTCCTAATTATGTTCCTTTATTTCTAATAAATATTTTATATCAAGATAGAAAAGATATATTAATAGAAGATTTTGGAGCTGGAGTTGGCAGATTATTTTTCTTTTTATCTAAATTAGGATTTACTAACTTTCATAATATAGATAATTTTAGCATGGTACCTAAAACATTTTTTGAAGAAATGATGGAAGCGGGAAATATAAAATATCATCTAAATGATTTATCATTGCAACCCGTAGTTGTTCATAATGCAAGTAGTCCTTTTTATTATATTACACATGGATTAGATAAACAACATATTTTTTCATCAGCTTCAATACTTATTCCTAATACTTATATAACTGCAAAACAAATAGAAGAAAGAACTTTAACAAAATTAGAATTAATTTGTTTTTACACTAATAGAGAATGGGAAAAATTAGCTTATAAAATTTTAGAACCTCAAGGATATAAATTTCTTTGTAGAGATGGAGACGATATGGGAGTTGCATGGTGTAGAGAAGATAAATATGATGAATTTAAAGAGAAACTGAGACCTTATGAACAATAATTTTACACCTCAATATAAACCTATATTTACTAAAAAAGACCTTATTACGAGATTATCTGACTATATCGAGAAAGATGGATGGATGACAGAGTTTATGGAAACTAAGAAATTTGAACAACAAATAGCAGATTTCTTAGGAGTTAAACATTGTATAGTAGTTAACAATGGAACTATATCATTAAGTTTAGCATTATTAGCTAATGGAATAAAAGCAGGCGATAAGATACTTGTTCCTTCTTTGTCAATGATAGCTACAGCAAATGCAGTAAGACTTATCGGAGCTGAACCAATATTTATTGATGTTGATTCCAAAACTCTTTGTATGGATTTAGAACAAGCTTATAGTATAATTCATAATGATGAATATATAAAAGGAATCATATATGTTTCTTTGAACGGAAGAAGAAGAGTAGTCTATGAATTAGACATATTAATTAAAGAATGTGAAAAACAAAACGTAGTATTCATAGAAGATGATGCACAAGCTTTTGGCTCTCAAGACAGTAAAAATGTAATGATAGGCAATACAGAACATATTTGTAGCTTTTCATTTTCTATGCCAAAGATAATCACTACAGGACAAGGAGGATGTTTAACAACTAACAATGATGAATTAGCTCAAAAATTACGTTATCTAAAAGACCATGGAAGAAGTAGTGGAGGAAACGATATCCATAACTACTTTGGAGTTAATTCTAAGTTCACTGATTTACAAGCCATTGTAGGTTTAGAACAGATGAAAGAGATAAAAAACAGAGTTACTAAGAAAAAATGGATGTATCATTTATATTATAGTCAACTTAAAGATATTGTAGAGTTTATACCTACTAATATTAGATTTACTATTCCTTGGTTTACTGATATTTATACAGACAAAAGAGAAGAGTTGGCAAAATATTTAAAAGATAGAAATATAGGAACTAGAAATATATATTCTCCAATGTATAGCCAAAAATGTTATAATTTAGAGTTAAAACATCCAGTTACAGAAAAATATACAAGCAGAGGTTTATGGTTACCTTGTTCTTTAGATTTAAGAGAACCACAAATACTTAACATATGTAAAAAAATAGAGGAGTTTTATGAAAATAATTGAACATGCTAATCAAAATTTTCAAAGAATAATGGCATCTTTAAGTTTTGATAACCATTCATTAGGAGGACGTTATAAAAAAGGAGATAAAGCCGGAATTATTATAGGACATTGGCACGAAGATGGTAATACTTTTGAAATAATTTGTCCAGAACAATTACGAGATAGTTTAATAGAGTTACTAAATAATATACATTTGTTAGAATTTAGAAATGGAGAGAATCAAGAATGATAGTACCTTTAAAAAGTCCTTATCACTTACCTTGGGAAAGAGGAACACGAGAAAAAGGTGAGAATATGGATTTAGGAGCTATGACTAGTAATATGTTAGTTTTTAAAGAAGTTATGGATAGACAAGGTATTCCTTTTATATTAATTTTTGGTACTTTGTTAGGAGCTATTAGAGAGAAAGGATTTATTGTTTATGATTCTGATGCAGATGTAGCTTGTTATGCTCAAGACCATAAAAAAATTGGTAAAGTAATTAAAATTTTAGAATCGAAAGGTTTCTATATTCCAGATAAAAACGAATGTCCTTTACATGACCATTTCTTTGCTAGAAAAGGAGAAAGAATTGATATATGGTGGTTTGATGAAATAGATAATGATTGGATATATGATAAATATATAAGATATAATAAAAAATATTTCGATAATCCAATATCTATAGAATTTTTGGGACAATCTTTTCTTGTTCCCAATGAGCCAGAAAAATTTCTTGAACTAACTTATGGAGATTGGAAAACTCCTAAACATATAAATGACGAAAAAAGTAGTTATATCATAGACAGAACACAGCCGGACGGAAAACATAAACCAGGATAAATAATTATGAAAAGAAAAATAGAAGATTTTATTTTAGTAGTTGATGCTTTTGGTCCCATGCCCATGTGGTCGTTACAACACCCTATTAAAGAAGCAAAAGACAGTTTTATGATTGTACAAATCTTAGATACACCAAAGAAGAAATGGCCACAATGGTTTAAAAGATTATGGAAAGTTGAGCAATTTTGTAATAAACTTAGTAAAGATTTAATGGATGTTCAAGCATATATTACAGGAGTTGTAACTTATTCAAACAAGTATCGTGAAGAGAAATGTAAACATATTACTAATCTTAAAATTGAGTTTATTGATATAAGAGGATTCTATCCAACAAAAGAGGAAGAACTCAAATCATAAAGGAAATCATATGAAGAAAATATATACTTATGGCGCCTTTGATTTGCTCCATCCAGGGCATATAAAACTTTTAGAAGGAGCCAGAAAATTAGGAAATTATCTAATAGTTGGTATAGTAGCTGATGAAGCAATCAAAGAATTAAAAGGAAATGATAGACCGATTCAGTCACAAGAAGATAGAGCTTACATCATAGAAAGCTTATCTTGTGTTGATGAAGTTATATTACAGGATGGATATGACCCCTCTCGTTATTTGAAAGAATATGAAGGAAAAATTGATTTTCTAGTTAAAGGAGATGATTGGGAATATATTCCAGGCACAGAAACAATCCATGAATTGGGTGGAGTATTAATTAAATTATCATATAGCAAAGAATATTCAACAAGTAGTATGGTAAATAAAATAAAAAATAATGATAATTCTGTCGAATAATTTAAAAGGTAGAATACCTATTCCAAAAGATATTGTAATAAGAGTTAATATGGCTTGGATTAAAACTCAACTAAAATTGGATAATATTATAAGAAATATTAAACAAGATATATTTTTAGATTTTCCTAAAGGAAGAACTAAACCTCCAATGCCTATTTTAAAGATAGAAGATGCTTTAGTTATGATGAAAAGATATAATCATATTAAATATTTTGCTATTTCTAATGCTGAAGATATAAGTACAATGATATATTTACGAGAGGTAATTCCAAAACACATAACTATAGTGCCTAAAATAGAAACAATGTTAGGAATAACAAATTTTGAAATCTTGATGAAAACTGCTAATAGTAAAATTGCAATGTTAGATAAAGAAGATTTATATCTAGATGTAAAAAGGAGAAATAGTGCATTTAATATTTTTGTTCGAAAAATAAGAAAAATATGTAAAAAAACAAATATTATATTATTAGAATTACAAGGAGTAATTTTTGAAGAAAAACATAAATGAAGAAGTAAAATTCACCTCTAAAAATCCTATCTGGGAACATGGACAACTGGGAGGTTTAGGAAGACCTATAGATAGAGATGTTCTATTTAGAAATTTAATAGAATTGCGTGATATATTAAACAAACATAAAATCAAATGGTGGTTATCACATGGCACTATGTTGGGAGCTTATAGAGAAAATAATTTCATAGCTTGGGATGATGATGCTGATATAGGATTAGATATGAAATATCGAGATAGAATTTATCCAGCTATAGAAGAAGCTAGAGAAGCAGGTTTCTTCGTACCACCAGAAGCTATAAAAGATACAATAGTATTACCCAGTCTTTGTCCGTATTATGACACTGTTTTTATTAGAGATGGAGAAAAAATAGAGGGTTGGTGGTATGATAGAAAGATAGAAAAAGATGGAGCTTATTATATTTATGATGAAGTAAGAGAAGGAAATAAACTTAAACATGAAGCAAAATATTATGATATATTAAAAACTTTTGAATTCAGAAAAAAAATATTTCCAATACCAAATCATCTATATGATTGGATTGTCATGATGTATAATGAAGATTGGGATATTCCAAATAAAAAGAAAAAATATAATTGGCAAGGATAAACAAATGAAATTTATATTAAAAAAAGAACCGTTTTTAAAAATTATTCAAACCGTCCAAAATGCTATATCAGCAAATAAAAGTTTACCAATATTAACTAACATATTACTGGAAGCTGATAAAAATACTTTAAGACTTACAGCAACAGATTTAGAAATAAACATATCATCAGTTATATCTCTAAAAGCAGAAGTTGCAGGAGCTGTGATTGTCCCAGCAAAACAACTTCTTGATATTATAAAAGAATTACCTGATAAACAAGATATTACTGTAACTGTCAATGAGAAATATAAAGTAATACTAGAATGTAATAAAATAGTATTTAAAATAGCAGGACTTCCTCCTGATGAATTTCCTAAAACATTATCGTTTAAAAATAAAGATTCGATAGAAATAGAACAAAAATTATTAAAAGAACTTATTTCAAAGACAAGTTTTGCAATAAGTCATGATGAAACTAATCATATTTTAAGCGGATTACTTTTAGAAATAAAAAATAAAAATATAAAGATGGTTGCAACAGACGGTCGTAGAATTGCAATGATAGAAAGAAAGATGTCTCAAAAATCATTAACAGAGAGAAATCTAATAATACCTGTCAAAACAGTTCAAGAACTAAAAAAAATGTTAAAAGAAGTAGATAAAATTAAAATTCTCTTTGATAAAAATCACATACAATTTTTAACAGAAAACACGAGTATAACAACTCTTCTTATAGAAGGAAACTTCCCAAATTATAACCAGGTAATACCTTCTGAAATAAAAACTAAAATAAAATGTAATAAAAATAGTCTTTTGTCAGCAACAAAAAGAGCTAGTCTTTTCTCAACTCAAGATTCTCTAGTAATAAAATTAGAATTATCACAAAACAAAATGATTGTCTCTAAAAATGCTCAATATATGGGAGAAGTAAATGAAGAAATTGATGTAGATTATACGGGTAAATCTATAACTATTGGTTTTAATCCCATATACATATTAGAAGTATTAAAAAGTATTAATGTAGAAGAAGTAAATCTTGAAATAACTGATGCAGATAAACCGGGTGTTATAAGAATAGATGACGAATTTGTATATGTTATGTTACCTATGCAATTAAATTAAAGGAGATAATAATGAATTTCTCAATAGTAATACCAACATATCAAAGACATTCTAAATTAAAAAGATGTATAGATTCTATTTTAAAACAAACTCATCAAGACTTTAATATCTATCCAATGTGTGATAATAAGGATTGGGATAGTTTTAATTACATTAAAGAACAATATAAAGATAACAATAAAATTCTTCCTTTTATAGTTATAGACCATCAATATGTTATGGGATGTTGGAACTTATTTACTAGAGACCAAGATACTTTTGATTTAATTAAAGATGTAATGGTATGGGTAGTTGATGATACAGAATTATTACCAGATTGTTTAGAGAAGTTAAATGAAACTTTTACTAAACACTTTCCAGACAAAGATGGTATGGTAGGAATTTCTCAAGTTTATCCTCTAATGACAGAAGCTTCTTGGAAAGAAAATGGACAGTGTGTGATAGGTAAAAAATTCATAGAACGTTTTCCAGAACGTCAAGTATGTTGTCCTGATTATCAGTTTTTTTATCAGGATGAAGAAGTATTAGAATACGCTAAATCGATAAACAAGTTTGTACTTTGTAGAGAAGCTAAACTTATTCATCATTCTGCTAATTTTTACAAAATAGAAATGGACGAAACTCATAAAATTCCTAGAGATAATGTTAAAAGTGAGGATAAGCTAACTTATCAAAGAAGACAAAAAAGAAATTTATATTGGGGAAAAAGTTGGGAATTAATAAATGACAAATCATGAAGCCTATAATTTAATAAAACGAACTAAATACTCTATAAGAGATTATAAATTACTTGTAGCAGTTGATATGGCTTTACAAGCATTAACTTGGCAAAGCACAAATGAAATGATGAAAAAGGAACAAAATGAAAATAAACATATTTAAAAGAAAAGATATTTTTAAAAAATTAATAAACTATAACAAAGAATTTCAAAAATCATATGATATTTATAATAAATATGATAGTGAAGCAACTCCTGCTTGTCAAAAAATGACTCAAGGAAAAAGTACTTGGTGGTTCAATCCAGAACGTATCGGAGAAACAGAAACTCCTAGAATACATTTATCTGATAAACAAGGTAAACTAATTCAACAGCAACTACTTCCAGACAAAGACAACTATGTTTTATCTATGCATGCACCAAATTATCTAGCTTTACTTTTAATTAATTTATTTTATCCTAATAAAAAAGATATTTTAATTGAAGATGCTTGTGCTGGAATGGGAACATTAATATTCTATCTTAGTAAATGTAACTATACAAATTTCAGTATAATAGAAGATTTTTCTCAAGTTACGAAACTTTTAATGAATGGAATATTAACAACTGCAAATATAAAATATATCTTAAACGATTTTAATACTAAACCGACTGTTATTAATATAGTAGCTTATACAACATATCCAAAAAATCATATTCCAGATTCGGTTGAACTTTTTTGTTGTTATGGAAATAGTCATGCATTAGAAACTACTGGACAAATGTTAGAAAAAACTCATGTAGAATTATGCACTGACCATAACATGATTACTAAAGCATTTTGTAGAAAAGATAAATATGATGAATTTTACAATATAATAAAATTGTTAGAGGTTAAATAAAATTAATGATTAATATTTGTTTTTTTCAGAACAATATATCACATGAAAAAGTATTAATAACTTTTTCTAAAATGACACCTAGTTCTGCAGGAATTTGGAAAAATTTACAAGGAGTTGTAAATCCAGATATAGCAGATTTTCATATAGTAATAGATGAAACTAGTCTAAAAGTAGATTCTAAAAAGGCAATATATGTTGGAGGACATCCTACTAGCTGTACAGGATATAGTAATTTCGAAAATAGAGGTGAATATGTAGCTAAATTAGATTTAGCAGAAACTTTTGGATTTGGAGAATGGTGGTTAAAAGCAAACTATGATGAACTATCTAGTTTACAACCTCCAAAAAAGATAAAAGACCTAAGTTGTATACTAAGTAATACTAGAGTGTTTGATTATCATAGAAAAAGAATAGAATTTATGGTGAAATTTTGCAATAAATATCTTACTAGAATAGATTTATATGGCAGAATAGTAATTGGTGAAGGGGAAAGTAGTTTACTTAATAGTTATAAAGGTCAGATTGGGGTATCTGCTGCTCATATAAATTATGAAAAGTTATATTGGTTTGGAAAAAGAAAAGCTTTAGAACCTTATAGATATGCTTTAGAATTTGATATGGGTAGAAGCCCAGAGATGGGCATATGTGAAAATTATTGGTCAGAAAGATTTTTTGATGCTATGTTACTTTGGTCAATGCCAATTTATTATGGCGGAACTAATATACATAAATATTTACCAGAAAATTCTTTTAGATATATAGATTTATTCAATCCCGACCATACTCCAGAATATGTAATAGATATTATAGATAGTGATTTCAGAGAAAAACACATAGAAGATATGAGAGAAGCTAGACATCTATTATTAAATAAGTATCAAATATGGGCAAGAATACACGAGACAATAAGAAATCTATGATAATAAATGTTTTTAAAAGCGAACTATTTCAAGAATTAAAAAAATATAATAGCGATATTATAGAAGCTTGTAAAGATATTCAATTTGAACAGAAACAGTGGTGGTTTAACCCAAAAGAATATAAGAAATATTTTATGTGTGTTCGTAATAAGAAAGAATTAGTACATGGAATAGAAAATCTAATTGATTCAGATAAATACAATTTAATATTACATCCTGCCAATTATACTAGTATCTTATTAATAAATTTATTATATTCAGACAAAAATATTTTGATAGAAGATATATGTTGTGGCATGGGAAATTTAGCTTTTTATCTTTCTAAATGTGAATATAACAATTTTAGTTTAGTTGACGATTTTTCCCAATTACCTTATCATTTTTTACAAATATTAATGAATGCAGGGAAAGTTAATCATATAGTAAATAAACCCCCAGGTTTATTTGAACTCATTTTATTTAAAGAAACAAAACCAATAGTAGTAAATTTAGTAGGTTATCATACTTATCCTAAAAGACGCAATGAAGCTTTTATTATATCTGACAAAACTGAATTATTTTGTTTGGAATCAGATAATAAATTACTTACTATGTTCGGAAATCATCTTCTTCGAGGAAATTTCGTAGAATTATGTGAAGACAGTAATAGAATTACGACATCTTATTGTAGAAAAGAAAAATTTAGTGAATTTTATAATAAAATAAAACACTTAGAAATATGATACTTTTACAACTAGTAGCTTCTGCATTAATCATAATAGGATTAATTTTAAACACATACAAAAATAGATGGTGTTGGCCAATTTGGATATTAGGTAATATTGCACTTATTTGCTTATATTCTATTTCGAAATTATATGTAATAGTATCATTACAAGGAATTTTAATAATAATAAATATAATAGGATGGTTTAAATGGAAAACATAAATGAAATGAGAGAAAGACATAAAAAAGAAATAGAGATTCTTGAAAACAGATGCACTCATAAAGGAAAAAAAGAATGGATGCCATATATGTGGGCTCCTGGACATTTTGGTGGAGATGTTAAAATATGTAGATTTTGTGGAAAAATATTAAAAAGAAAAAATTCTTCTTCATTTCCTAAAATTAGTAAAAAAATAATAAAAGAAAAAGGAATGATGTTAAATTAATGGAAACTCAACTAAGCGTAATAGTACCGTATACATATGGTGGACCTACTAGAGAAGGTGCTTTAAATATACTATTAGACAGTTTAAAAGCACAATTATTTCAGCCTTTTGAACTAATAGTAGTTGAAGAGGTTCTTGGAGATACAAAAGTCACTTTTAAGGGACATGAAAGAGTTAATAGTCACATAGTATTACGAGATAATAGAAAATTTAATAAAAGCTGGATTATAAATGTTGCGGCTAGAAAAGCTAAAACTAATAGTTTATTAATTCTAGATGCAGATAGTAAAATGAGAAATACACACTTAGGGGAAGTGTTTATTTATAGAGATGCACAACCACAATTTAAATTTTTCTGTGCTTATTTATATTTGAAATTACAACCAGGAAAAGATAATCCTGTAGAAAGATTAACAAGTTTATTACACTTGCAAGCAGTAGGTGGAGCTTGGTTTTGTTATAAAGACTTCTTATTCAATACTCTCGGTGGAATGAACGAGAATTATTTCGGATATGGAGCAGAAGATAATGACATGTGGTGGAGAGTCCAATTATGGTTTAATAAAACATTAGGAAATAATATGGCATATCCTATTCCTATGATGCCAGTCAACATGGTACATCAGTATCATGATTGGGCTCCGTTTACATCTGAAAGATATGATATGTTAAATAAAACAAGAAATCATCCAGAAATAGTAACTCAAAGATTAATTGAAGCTAATTTAGGTAAAGAATCTGGACCAACCTTAATTGAAATAAAAGATATACCTGTAGAAACACTCTGGTATAAATAGGAAAACAATATGAAAATATTATGGTTCTATCGTTTTGACTCAGATTATAATACAGACCATTGGCTACATATGGATTTTGCAGAACACATTAAAAAATATCCTGGAGTTGAAATTAAATGTTATGGACATCTTTTACATGACATATATCCTAACTTTGTTGTAATGCCATGGAAAAAAACTATAACTATGAAAGATATAAAGAAAGAATATGATTTTGATATAATTATATTAAATACTAAAAGTAGAATGTTTGTACAATATTTACCACCAATAAATCCAGGAAATTTACCTCATTCACATTCACCAACTTGGATGCCTAAAGATTTTGATAACTATGATTGTCCAAAGATAGTTATAGAAGAAGATTATCATTGGGAAATAAATGATGATTGGTATGATAAAGTAGGAATAGATTTAATTATACAACGTCATTATTCCCAATCTCTTAGAAAAGGAAAAATTAAGTCTACTTGGCTTCCTTTTTCAGTAGATACTGCTGTATTTAAACCTAATGAAAATATTGATGAAAGAGAAAAAAGAATATGTTATATGGGAGGAGCTTCTGAATGTTATATTTACAGAAATAAAGTAAAAATAATAATAATGTATAGCAATTTAGGTCTAAATTTTATGACTGATTTTGGTAATACACATAGAGAAAAAAGATATGTAAAAACATTACAAAATTATAGAGCATATTTAAGTGGTTCTTCAACTGTAAATCATACACCTGCTAAAATGTTTGAAATAATGAGTTCTGGTGGATTATTATGGACTAACAAATCAGATAAATATGGGCTAAAACAATTGTTCCCAGATAATACATATGTAACTTATAATGAAGATTTTTCAGATGTAATCGAAAAAGCAGGAAAAATAGTACAAAATAAAGATTGGGCTGAAGCTATTGCACAAAAAGGAATGGAATATGTCCGAACAAATCATAATCATAAAGTTCGTATAAAACAATTAATGGATATATTGAATAAAGAATTTGGACTGTCTACATGAGAATTCATATATGTGCAGGAGATGTTTATCTCGAAAATTATATCAACATAGATATAAAAGGTAAATTAGCTACTGAAGTTTCTAAAGAAGAATTAGAAAAAAACAAGACAAATATTGACAAATATTTTAAATATCCTTTTGGTGCCGTTAGAAGAGAAGTTATAGTTGATAAAAAAATGGATGTAACAAAACCTTGGAATTTCAAAGATAACTCTATAGAAGAAATTGTAGCAATATCTACAATCGAACATTTCACTTTATCAGAAGCTAAATTCATCATGTCAGAAATAAAAAGAGTATTAAAATCTGATGGACAATTGATAATAGATTTTCCAGATATAAAAGAAACAGTAAAAAAATATTTAGATATAATTCCTGAATTTTGTATGCGTCTTTTATATTGTAATCAAAAAGACAAATATTCTACTCATTTTTGGGGATATACAAGAGAAACATTTAGAGAATTATTAGGATACGATTGGAAAGAAATAGTTTGGGGAAATGTAATAGAACACTCTTATCCCATGATAGGTACACTTTGTATAAAAATATAAGGAGATAATATGGGAGTATTTGAAGAAATAAATTTAAAAATAAAGATTGAAGGACAGATAAAGACAGGAGATTTAGAAGAAGATATTAGATTAAAAAATACATTTACTAAAGAATTAGAATTATTATGTGCCAAATATGACTTAAATCTTGAATATTTGGAGGAGGAAATATGAAACCCTACCAAAAAAGAAAAGAAGTAAAATTAATTCCATGCCCATCTTGTAAAGGAAAAGGTAGTGTTAAAGATGAGGATTCCAATGAATCTGGAATGTGTTTACATTGTGGTGGTGCAGGTGAAATTATAGATAAAATAGTTCCAGTGAATCCAATCAGACCAGGAAAAATAATAAAAAAATTAAAATAAGAAAGATTATGAAAGAAAAATTAGTATGTATTTCTGGAGGATTTGACCCTATTCATATTGGACATATTAGATATATTCAAAAAGCTGCACAGTTAGGTACAAAATTATGGGCAATATTAAATACTGACGATTTTTTGTTGAGAAAAAAAGGTTATGTTTTTATGTCTCAATCTGAAAGAAAAGAAGTTTTATGGAATATAAAAGGTATAGATAATGTAGTTTTATGTATAGATAAAGATAATACTGTTTGCAAAACATTAGAAATGATAAAACCTAATATTTTTGCGAAAGGTGGAGACAGAACAAATAATAATATTCCCGAAGCATCTATATGTGAAAAAATAGGAATAAAAATGTATTTTGGTATAGGTGGTTATAACAAACCACAATCTAGCTCTTGGCTTATTAATAATTTATCAATGTATTTAAAGGAGAAAAAAAATATATGAAAACAGTTTGCTTTTTAACCTGGCATTATAGAAGTCCAGAAATGTTCTTAGAAACATTGAAAAAACAAACTCCAAATCGTTCTGGAATATGGAAGAATATTAAAGCTATAACAGAACCCGATAAAGCAGATTTTTGCGTTATATTTGATGGTTATCGAAATCCATTTCCTGCTGAACGAGCTTTGTATTTCGGACAACATCCTCGTGGAGTTCAAGGATGTGTAGATTATAGAGATTTTAAAGACGTAAAATGTTTGGCAGCTTTTCCATTAGAAAGACATTTAAATCCTGCCGAATGGTGGATAGATTATGATTATGATACTTTAGTAAAGATGAAAGCTCCTGAAAAGAAGAAAGATTTATGCTGTGCAGTTACTTATCAAGAAAGCAGACCTACTTATATTCATAGAAGAGAATTTCTAGCTAGATATATGAGTATATCCGAGAATATAGACCTTTATGGAAGACCCGAAGAGAAATTTAGAGCTTGCGAATTGCGTAAAATATATAAAGGAGTTTTAGGTTTTAATACTTATGACCCTTATAAAATGGACCACACTAGAGGAAAAGAACAAATAATAGATTATAGATATTCTCTAGAATTTGATATGGGACCAACTACAAATTACATATGTGAAAGATTTTATGACTCTCTATTACTTTGGACGTTTCCTATATATTATGGTTCAACTAATGTAGAACAATACTTTCCCAAAAACTCTTTTAGGTATGTAGATATTGCTGATAATAATATGGGAGAATCTAAAAAGGTATTAGATTTAGTTAACAGTGATTTTAGAGAACAACATTTAGATGATTTAGCTCAAGCTAGAGATTTAGCATTACATAAGTATAGTACATTTGCTAGAATTCATGAAATTATAAACAATATTGATAAATATAGGAGGAAATAATGAATGATATTATAAAGAAACGAGGTTTATTAAAAACCTGGCTACTTATCTTTTTTCCTAAACTTCATTGTAGAATTGATGGTCACTTATTACATCCAGAAAATATGTTATGTGGAAGATGTAGAAAGAAAATAGATTTAAAAAAAGATAAAATAGACAGAGATTAAGTAGATGAGGCTAAATAGAATAAAAAAGACATCTCCAAAACGAGGCAGATACTGGTGTTATAAATGTGATAGAGCTCTTGTAAATAAAGGCAGTAAATGCCCTGCATGTGGTCAAAGAGATATATCTAAACATAGAAAGAAATAATGGATAATACAAAAAAATATATTAAGATGTGTGAGAAGGCAGAGGAGATACAGAAGCGAGATTTTGAAAATGGAGATATAATATTTTATAAAAATAAATGGGGGATGTATTTCAAAGAAAAGTTCTATGAAGAAATGGTATTTAATGACAATACTTTGATAAAATATGAGCTTAATCCTATTTGGCTCCCTCGCCAAGACCAGTTGCAGGAGATGATAAGCGGTAAGTATGAAAATACACATTTTTTCTTAGTTGCTTTTCTGAAATTTGCTGATGATTTCGGATATGATGGAAATAATATAAATTGCACATTATTTACCTCTATGGAACAACTCTGGCTTGCCTTTGTAATGAAAAAGAAATATTCAAAAAAATGGTTGACAAATGAAGAAAAATGGGTTATAATATAAGGAAAAATTATGAATGAAATAAAAGTTTGCTTTCTTAGTTACCACTTTCAATCTCCTGAAATATTTCTAGATACTCTTATAAAGATGACTCCTAAATGTAGTGGTAAGTGGAAAAATATAACTGCGATTACAGACCCAATGGATGCAGATTTTTGTCTTGTATTCGATAATTATCTTGGAGTATATCCTCATAAGAGAACAATCTATTTTGGACAACATCCTTATGTTAAAGAACATAGTCCTTATTTCAGAACGTTCTTAGATAGAACTAACTGTGTAGCTAGATTTCCTCTTGATAAGTATCTTAATCCAGGAGAATGGTGGATTAAAAATACTTATGATGAATTAATGGCTTTACAACCTCCAAAGAAAACTAAAAAATTAGCTTGTATAATGACTTATCAAACTCATAAGTCAATGTATGAACAAAGAGTTAAATTTATGCAAGTACTTACAAAGCAATATAAAGATTATGACCTATATGGAAGACCTGAAGAGAAATTTAGAAAAGATTCTGATTTTACTAAAGTTTATAGGGGAGCATTAGGACATAATAAACCAGACGGCTTAAAAGGAGAACATCTGATAGGAAAAGAATTATTAATTGATTATAGATATAGTTTAGAATTTGATGTAGGACCAACTCGAAATTATCTCTCTGAACGTTTTTATGACGCTTTATTATTATGGACTATGCCTATCTACTTTGGTTCAAACAATGTTCATGAATATATTCCTTCAAATGCATTTCACTATATAAATATTTACGATAATTTAGATACAACTAAAGTGATGAACATAATTGATAGTGATTCCAGAGAACAAAATATAACAGCTATAAAAGAAGCTAGAGAATTATTACTTAATAAATATCAAACGTGGCCTTATGTTCATGAAATAGTGAACAATATAGAAAAATATAGAAGAACAATATGACAGTCGAACATCTAATTAGTCTTTTAAAACAATATGATAAAGATAGTAAAGTTAAAACTATAGGATTAGGAAGTTCTTCGGTTTCTATTTCTTCTGTAACTTCAT